ATAGACCATAAGACCAGGCATGTGCTCCAAAATCTTGAACAGGTGTGGGTGAGTCCTTGCTCAAGTATCCAGGTGCTTTGTAAAATTCCAATAGTGTTTGTAAAACTGTGTACACCGCCGGATGCTGAGGTGCAGCAGCAAATACAAAATTGTTGATGGCGCCGTGTGGAGTTTCCACTCCAACAATTAGTTCATCCGTATCATGAATCCATTGTGTGGCCGGTACCAGGCATTGGGTATCCAGGTCTGCGTAGATTCCGCCGTAGACATAAACAACCGCCACTCGCCAGACATCGGCCTTCATCACTCCAAGTGGCAAAGACATGTACATTTGATAAAACTCGGTGTCAAAGTGGTCACGCACAAATCGTTCACATCGAGCATCGTCAAAATAATACCAAACATGGTCTGGATTTAGCTTCAGCCAAGTCCGTATTGAATCAACTGATTGTGAGTCGGGATACTGCGTCTTATAGGTTTGCCAAATTGTTTTTGGTATCATAATAAATTAGAGTTCGGTTTATCTTCGTTTCAATCTACTTATTTTGCTGTTTACTGCGGCTAAATTTTGTGCTGTGGTAAACCTTGCCAAGTCTGTTACCCACCATGTCAACAGATCCAGCTCGTTGCCTACAAAATATGAGCGAGGATCAATAGTGACATTTTTCAATAACATAGGTTAACTTATGACCAGTAGATGATTTCGCCGGTGGTTGGGTTGTAGGCCATGTTGAAGAATCCACTTGGTAATGTAGCACTGGCCACATTGCGGATTGGTTTGACTGTGAAGGTATTTGCCGTGGTTTGATTTAAGTTGGAACCGGTGGCATTTAAAATAATACTGTTATTGGATTGAGAGGTCTCGCCAGCCCAGGCACCAATGGCAACGGAATAGTTACCTTGATTGTCTGCGGCAGCTTCGTTACCAATAGCAACAGAGTTAATGCCTTGTGCTTGACCACCAGCGCCGAAACCAACGGCCACAGCTTTAGTGCCTTGGGCTGAATAACCAGCAATGGAGCCAACGGCCACAGAACTAGTGCCTTGACTGGTAAATCCACTCTGTAGGCCAATGGCTATCGAGCCTTCGCCTTGTCCGCCTGCGGCCGCAGAATTGCCAATCGCAATCCCGTATCGAGCTTGATTTTGTTGACCGGCGGCGTTGCCAACGGCAACCGAACTTTCACCTTGAGTTGTCTGGCCAGCGTTGGTACCGATGGCCACAGCGTCCGTACTTTGTGTAGTTTGAGCAGCCTGGTTACCAATAGCAATACTTCGTGTGCCTTGAGCGCTTAAGGCAGCAAAATAACCAATGGCCACACCAATTCCACCTTGATTCAGTCGGCCAGCTCCGGCACCGATGGCCACACCGGCAGCGCCTTGAGTTGTTTCACCGGCATTGGGGCCAACGGCCACAGCGTCAAAATTTTGGTTAGTTAGACCAGCACTGGATCCAATGGCAACCCGTGTGGACATATTATTACTAGTAACATTACCAGTCACACTCAAGTTGCCGTTGATGACCAAGGGCTGTGGTGTTTGAGTTACATTGCCATAAGGATCCACCGTGACTATGGGCAAAGGAGTAACAATGTTGTTGGCTATGAGAACATCGCCGGCCAATACAGAATCGGTGATGAATGTACCATCAGTTTCAAATATGTATGTGCCCGATACATTTGATGTGACTAGTTGGCCGGTTGTTATGGCCAATGTCAGAACAGTAGTAACCGTTATTGGATCAGGACCAGAAACAATATCGAAATCCAAAAACACATCGCCACTGGCGGCGCCACTGCGAGTTACGAGTGTAACTATTCCCACAACTAAAACTGGAGTGCCTATATCGGGAGTATATGTTATGGTTGCCCCAATAGGTGTCTGATTCAGAAGCTCTGCAAAATTTGCGCCAGCTATAGAGTGAGTATACTGTAAAGTTGCTGTTGTTGGTGATTTTGGAACAACAGTCAACGAACTGCCACCGCCGTTCCAGTTGGCTGGAACATAATTGGTAGTGGCCCGAGTATCAACTGTCACATTACCACTGGTGCTGATTTGTGCTGCATCGTTGAATGATACATTTGCTACGTTAGCAGTGAATGTCCAGTCACCTGTACTGCCGCCACCACTTACTGGTATATTACCACTGCCTAGCAATGATGTTCCGTTAATTGTCTTAATGTTTGTGCCAGATACTAGAGTGTCTTGTTTCGATGATAATCCGGAAACTGCTGTATTAGCTTGATTAAAAGCACCAGCCGCAAACTGATTAACTGCTGTGATTGTGGTGTTTTGGTTGGTGTTAATGGTCTCAATAGAATTTAATCTGGTGTTTTGTGTTGAGTCCACACCTTGAATAATGGTAATACTATTATTTTGATTGGTGTTAATGGTCTCAATTGAATTAATTCTGGTGTTTTGAGTTGTGTCAATACCGATGGTTACATTGGCTTGATTATATGCGCCACTCGCTAAACCATTAGCACCATTGGCTGTGGTAAACACAACAGAAACCCTATCATCCCTTGCAAGAATTATACCACCAGCTGTTGATCCATCACCAACAGTAACAGTTTTCTTTTGCGTATCAACAAACAACTCACCCGATGCAGGCGTATTTGCAGTAATTTCTGCTGTTGTTCCACGTCTTAGTTGTAGTGTCTTTGGCATTTTTGCTTAATCCTTGTTATTAATTATTAGTATTTATATGTTTAAATCTTCTGTTCCTGAGCCGTCATTTAAATCTTCTGATCCACTTTGTAACATTAAGTCACCTTCTAATCCTGACAATGTTCTTGCAACGATGCTGGTGCGAACCACATCAAAAACTGTGTTTGGATTAGCCGGATTTACCTGTAAACTTACCGTATTTGCAGTTAAAGAGCTTGATACAGTAAATAAACTTGTATTTGATCCTACCGAATTGTATTGATAGAGAAAAACATCAGTATCATTATGATTCAATAACACTTCAGTTGAATGAACCTCTGAAACATTTATAGCTTGTATAATATACTTTGCTGTTCTATAAACTCTTGAATCAAAAGAATCAATAATTTGACTAGGTGTGGATAATATTAAATTTGCTGTATTACTACGAATTATCGAATCATTAATTTCAATAGAGCCAACTTTTAAATTATCCCAAGTTGCATATGTAAAGTCGACTGTTGTGGTGGGTTCTGCAACAACATTACTAAAAAGTTTCCAAACACCATCTGAAGCATCTCTTACTATTCCTGTGTGTTGTTCAATACCATTATTGAAGTTTCCAACAATACCAATATCAACGAGATTTCCTAAATTATTATTAGCAATGTAAATTAATGGGTCATTAATAATTAAATCATTTGCTCCATGAGAAATAACATTACCGGTAATATTAACGTTACCTGAAACAGTTAAGTCTTGATTGATTGTAACCGAACCAGTAAATGTGCCACCAGTATTTGCTTTATTGAAAGCGGCTTGTGCTAAACCATTTGCACCTTGAGCAGTGGTTGTTGCCGTGTTTGCTTGATTATAGGATGAAGCCGCAAAATTATTTACGGCTGTGATATTTGTGTTTTGAGTAGAATTGATGCCTGCAATTATAGAAACATTAGATTCTAATTGAGATTTGGTAATAATATATGTACCACCAACAGTTGTGCCATCGTGAACGACAACGGTTTTTTGGTCGGTATCAACAGTAACTTCAGCTATGGCTCCAGTGAAAACTGCTGTTTGAGCTGTATTCCCTCGTCTTAGTTGTAATTGTGTGGCCATTGTTTATCCTAAAATCTAATTTATATGTTATTTATATTAACCTACGGTGCCGTAATCAAATGAAGATGTTGTTGCATCCAAGTCAAATCCTGCATTAAATGTTGCCGTTACTGGATCTCCAACAAATCCTAAAGAACCTGAAGGAGCTTCAACACCTATTCTAGCTATTGCGTTTCTAATGAAAGCTACGGTTACCGAACTGTTGGTTGGTGTAAACAAAACATTTAATGTTGTTCCAACAATGGAACCAGTAAATGAACCTAAAGATGAAGAAGAATATGCATCACCGAAAGTATTTGCAAAAACTGTAATACCATTGTGAATTATATTTAAGTTCAACATATGAAATTCACTTGGACTGGAAAGTTGAACTTGATAGAAAGCACTTCTATATACAGAAGTTGAAAAAGAATCTATTGTAACTTGACTGGTATCTGTTAAATCTATTGTATTTGCAGATATATTTGTATTTGCAGTTAGATTTATAGCTTTAACACCAATGGTTCCTGTTGATGGATTAAATGTTAAATTATTATTTGATGTAAATAATGTGTTTGCAGTGCCTGATGTATTAGCAGTAAAGTTAATATAGTATACATTATTTGAAGTATTATCATTAGAAATTGTTACTGTTGTACCACCTCCACCGCCAGTATTCGCTTGATTGTAAGCCGATTGTGCAAATTGATTTACAGCCGTAATTTGTGTATTTTGCCAAGAATCAACGCCTTGCGTTATGATAGTATTGGCTGAAGCTGAATTGGCAGTATCTCTAGCAAACTGATCCGTTGAAGATACAGTAAGAGTATTGGCATAATTAAAAGCAGCTTGTGCTAAACCAGTAGCTGTGTTTGCTTGATTGAAAGCTTGATTTGCAGTATTAAATCCTGCACCAGCAAACTGATTAACTGCTGTAATCGTGGTATTTTGAGTAGCATCAACACCTTGAATAATTGTGATGGCTGCATTTTGTGCTAAGTCTACACCTTCAATACCACCAATGCGAGTATTCTGTGTTGCATTGACACCATCATTGTAACTGATTGATGTGTTGGCATAGTTATAGGCATTGTTTGCATGGGCATATGCTGACTGAGCATACTGATTGGTTTGATTGGCTGTCTGATATGCCGATGCAGCATACTGATTGACCTGAGTGATTGTAGTATTTTGGTCGTTATTAATTGTTTCGATGCTATTCAGACGAGTGTTCTGAGTTGCATCAATACCAGATACTAATGAAACATAATTGGTAAAATTAATACCCCCAATCACTGCTGTTGTAGCAATTACATTCGCCTTGACATAATCTGCATTGAGATTGGCCGTTCTAAATGAAGAATCATTAATATTAATGTCATTATTGCCTGATACTTCAGGTGTGTAACCTTGAAACAAATACCAATCTTTGTTTGCGTGCTCACGGAACAAACCAGTATGAGCATTGGCACCATCATTGTAGTGTGCTGCAAAACCAATATCAAGTGTATCTGAGTAGAAGTTACCATTGGCCAACAGAATCATTGGATCATTAACTTCTAACAGGTTTGTATTGACAGTTGTTGTTGTGCCTAATACATTTAAGTTACCTGTGACTGTTAAATTATTATTTGCTGAGATAACAACAGGACCAGTAATTGTTCCACCAGCCGAAGCAAACTTGGTGTTTGCGTGGTCATAAGCTGATTGTGCAAACTGATTGACTTGTGTAATCGTGGTGTTTTGGTCATTATTAATTGTTTCAATTGAATTCAACCGAACGTTTTGAGTTACATCAGTGCCTTGTATGATGCTAATGGCTGTATTCTGATCGGTATTAATTGTTTCTAATGAATTCAGTCTGGTGTTTTGTGTAGCATCGACACCTTGTATAATACTAATGGCACTATTTTGTGCCAAGTCCACACCTTGAATACCAAAAATCTGTGTATTTTGTGTAAGGTCTACACCTTGAGTTACAATGGTATTTGCACTGGCTGTATTGGCTTGATTGTAAGCATTTTGTGCTAAACCTCTTGCAACACTATCTACTGTAGCACCCCCAGAAAGTAAATTTGATCCAACGCCAGAAGCTGCCGCAGTTAAATCAATATAAGCACCTTTGGCAGGATCGCCTTGAAAGAATCTTAATTGATTTTGATAAACATCAATTATTACTCCACCAACTAAACTGGTACCAGATGCTGGTATTGCAAGGTTAACTTGACCGCCTTCATTACCAGAAGAATTTGTGGAAGCTAATTCATTTCCAGAAACCGCACCTGTAGCGGTAAACGCACCAGTATATGTTAATGGTCCACTTCCTGCTCGACCTAATGTATTGGCATTAGATGAACCAAATACAATATAAGCATTATTAGCATTTTGTTGGCCTGTAATGCGTATAGTGTCAGCAATATTAACATCGCCAATCCAAGCATCATCACCAACTTTGAAATTTGTTCCGTTGCCATTATTGGTCGATTCAATAATAGGCGCTTTAAAATAACCTGTAGATTTATCAAAAGTTAATGAAGAACTAGCGCCTCGTATTCCACCATCATTAAATTGAACTTGTGTTGTTGATCCTGCTGGTGTATTTGCTGTGTTTGCAAAATCATAAGCATTTTGTGCTAAAGTTCTAGCAACATTATCAACAGCAGAACCACCAGAAATTGTGTTGGCATAATCATATGCTGATTGAGCCAAATCAATAGCACTATTGGCTCTGTTTCTAGCAAATTGGTCCACATCAGCATCTTGAGAATTAATTGTGATTGTTTTTGTTGTTGTGCAGGCTGAAATGGTAATATTATTACCGGCTGCAATCGATAGTGTATCTGTGGGGGATGTTGCAAGAATTAAGGAACTGTTTGCATTGATTGTTGCAAACGAATCAGTAGTTGAACCACTTTGAATGTAAGTGATAGAACTGTTAGCAGCTTTGTAATACAGTTTTCCATCGGCGTAGTTTAACGCCAACTCACCAAATTCTAGTGAAGAAGGTACATTACCTGTTACGCCTGATTTTTTTAACTGTAGTGTTGTATTTGCCATTTACTTAAAAACTTCCGCCATCCTTTGTTGTATCATCATTAATAGGTAAAACAGACGACTCTTTCAGTACTTCCAAAACTTTATTTTCTTCTTCTAATTTCTTACGCTTGGCAGGAGTTAATTGTAAATATTCAATTTGATTAGTTAATTCTTTAATTTGATTTTCAAAATTTGTACGAGTTTTTTGGTGTTCTTCTCGTTCTTTATTTAATTCATCACGAAAAACATTAACATGTTGAACTTGGTGTTTAACATTTTCATATTCAGTTTTCATCCTATTCAACTCTGCCATTTGAACATTTAAATGGTTAATGGTATCTAAATGTCCTTTGACGGTGTTTTCAAGACTATTAATTTTAGATTCAATTTCTTGATTTTTATCAGTTTTAATTGATTCTAAATTACTTTTTAATTCTTCAATTTTTTTTACTTGCTCATTAATAACATCTTCAGTAACTCGTGCGTTGGATTGTAGAGATATATTTCTAATAACCGCATCGGTCATTGTACCGGTTAATATCTCTACATAATAATTCAAATATTTTTCATTTCCCATTTCAAACTCCTATTATAAAAAATTATATAGTCACTATTTAAAACTGACCCCCATCTAATGCTGTTGTCCATACAGGAATACCAGCATTAGTAACGGTTAATATCTGATTGGACCAGGTTTGGTCTGCACCACCTGCAGCCGCAGTTACACCAACTGCACCGGTTCCATTACCATATGTGATGCCGTTTTGTGTGATTGTGGATAGACCTGTACCGCCTTGGCCAACAGTCAGACCGCTAATTGCACCAACGGTTGCGGCAGTAAATCTGCCATATCCATCAACGGTGATACTCGTGATGGTGTTGTTGGATGTAAGTGTACCTGTTTGTGTATATGTGGTATTTGCTAAAGAAGCAATCTTTGTACCATCAAAATATGTAATTTGATTGTCGGTAAATGATGTGCCGTTTGTACCACCACGAGCAATTGGCAATGTGCCTGAAGTAATCGCAGCAGCATCAATCGCAATCGATGTGTTCGATACAGCAACTACACGACCATATACATCAGTTGAAAATGCAGCAACAGAAGATGCTGAACCAAAAGTTTGACCAACAGCAACACTAGAGTTAGCAATCTGTGTCAGTCCATTTACACCAGAACCGATGACAATTTGACCTGATGTAAACGAGGTTACACCTGTACCACCATTTGGTACTGTAAGTGCATTGTTGAGTGCTAATGTGTTTGCAGTAATTGTAGTCAGATATGCTGGTCTACTAATTACAAATTCGGCTGGTGTGAAGTAAGCAACGTCTGTGCTGTCTGCATAGAAATGGACATTACCATCTGCATTACTGAACATACCAGAATCGTTGTCGCCTTCTGTACCACTAAATGAATAACCACCAGCAGTATTAGCACCTTGTGCCGCTAGAATTTTGCCTGCTGCTTCTAATGTACCATCATTTCCAAATGTCCAAACATGAGCATTGTTTGCACGAATGTATACTTCTTTTGCACCATCACTTACATTAACATTAGTTTGTTCACCACCCAAATACAATTCAGCACTAGAGGCATCAATTGTACCACCAGCACGAACATGAATGTGATTTGGTGCTGTTGGATCAAGAATGATGTATTGGTCATTGACCCCTGGACCATAATTGACACTTGGTGCTAATAAGAGTGTGTTGTTGGTTGTGTCACCAAAAATACGGTTTGCAACATAGATGGTGTTGGCTTGAACCGTGTTACCAATTGTATTGCCTTTAAAATATGCCGCAGTAACGTTGGCTTCACGATAAGATGGATTACTTAGGTTGATGTTGTTGTTTGCATCAAGTTCGCCAGTATAACCTTGAAAGAAATGGTATTCTTTTGTTCCCGAATCACGAATTAAACCTGTGTGAGCATTGGCACCATCATTGTAGTGTGATGCAAAACCAATATCTTTTGTGTCGGAGAAATAATTACCAACACCTAAAAGAATTAATGGATCTTGAACTTCAAATTGTTGCATATTTAATGTCGAGGTATTACCAAATACAATTAAGTTACCTGTAACGGTTAAATTATTGTTTGCACCAATTGTTAAATTGGTGTTAATTGTCTGTGTACCACCAGTAAATGCGTTAGCACGAACAACTGTATTATCAACATCAAAAGTTACTGTGTCGGTTGCACTTGCAGTAGAAGTAATACCGGCACCACCAACGAGTGTTAGTGTGTCGCCACCAGAAACAGTCTGTGGAGTACCCGTATCGCCAGCAACAGTAAACGATGTAGAAATTGCTGCGGTTGTAACATTCATTACACGACCGTTAGCGGCCACTTGAATGATTGGAATTGCTGTTGTGGATCCGTAAGTACCAGCACCAAGGCCAGGAACTGCATTAAGAGAAGTATTGAGAGTTACATCAGCAGTACCATTAAAACCAACGGCTGCAGCGGTGATATCACCACCACTAATTGAGAAGTTTCTGGAGTTTTCTAATTGAACAGCAGCATTTGCAGTACCTTGGATGGTACCAATAATATTAGCGGTAATGAAATTAAACGAAGCATTACCTGTTGCATCTCGTCTAACTAATGTTGATCCAGTAGCCGCATTGGTCGCATTATCGACCTGAGAAGTGTAGTATTGACCACCCACATTGACAACACCGTTGCCAGTAGGAGAACCAATAAAAATGGTGTTGGATGCATACGAGTAGGCCAATTCGCCAGCAAGTAATGAACCTGGTCTTCCAATTGAACTGGAACGTTTGATTAAAATATTAGTATTGGCCATCTCTTCTCTCTTTTATTATTATTTTACCACTTTTTTATTTATGTAAATGTACCACCGTCAACCACATTTATGGTAACGTTGGCGATGTAATTTGGACCGCCTATTTCTACTATTTGACTATTTCTACTTCCAATAAACAACGTATTTGAAGCAAACGAATACGCCATTTCACCATCATCCAGTGTTGTTGGTCTAGTATTTGCATATGACCGAAGAATTTGTATGGTTGTATTGGCCATTTAGAAAAATCCTGCGTCTAAGTCTGGGTTTAAATCTGCAACTGATTGTATTACAAAACTGTTTGTATTTGCTTGATATACAATAACATCTCTATCTTGAGCCCCTGTCATTGATAAGTCCGTTGAATTTTTAATGGTTTTAACACCATAATTTAATTGACGAACTGTACCACCTTGTTGTTGATTAACTTGAACATTAACTGTTCCGATTACTTGTCCTGGCATGGCAGTTCCTTAAAACTTGGTGACTTGAGGAATAACATTCACGATTCCTTCTAATACTCTAGTCACGGTGTTTGCGGTGTCTTTAATTGCCACATCATATACATAACGACCAGCTGCAATATTCGATGTCGTGTTTGCGTTTAATATTAAATTAATGTTACCATCTGTTGGTGTTGGTATAATAACAATGAACTCTGCGGTTGTATTGGCAGAATAATACGATTTACGAATTTGACTTTTAGCGGTTGCACCAGTTAAATCAAAAGGAACGCCATCCACATCATCAAGTGTGATGTTGGTGGTAAATGTGGTTCCTTGTTCTAAAAATAACTCTTGATATGCAGCTGCCATCTTATATCCTGTATATAATATTTCTTAGGTATTTAGTTAGTGTAGTTTCATAGGAGTAAAAACGCTTTTTTAATCTTTTGAAACCAGTCAAAAAATTTTTAAGCCGGAACCACAGAAAATCAATTTTTCTTAATTGAGTCAATCTCAGCTTTTAACTCTTTGATTGCTTCAATTAACAACGGAATCATTCTCTCATATCGAACAGTCATATACTGTGGGTCGATTGGTGCTGGTGCCACCACTTCAGGTAAAACAGCATTGACTTCTTGTGCAGAAACACCAACTTCACGAACAGGTTTATATCCTAATGCCTGTGCGGTTTCATTGGCTTCATGGTAGAATCCGTTGAGTGACATAATTTTTTCTAAAGCATTCTGGATGTTACCTAATTTGGTTTTTAATCTATCATCCGAATAGTATGCGGTGATGTTATTGGTTGCACGAATCTCACCTGTTGTGCCTGAAGCCGCAGTTCCTACTCCTAAAGAAGTAATTTGTGTTGATGCATTTGGAACACCAGTAATATATCCCGATGGATTAGTAGCATTATATGGAGTATATCCTAAAGCGGTAGTAACGACAGAACTAGTAACACTCGAAATCTTATCGGAAGTAATAGAACCAGCCAATTGAGCATTAGTTATGGTGCCTGTTAACTGAGTGGTAGCTAAAGATGTAATCTTATCAGCACTAATAGATCCAGCCAATTGAGCATTAGTTATGGTGCCTGTTAACTGAGTGGTAGCTAAAGATGTAATCTTATCAGCACTAATAGATCCAGCCAATTGAGCATTGGTAATGGTACCGGTAAGTTGAGTGGTAGCAATACTTGGTGTTGCATTGGCAGCAAAAGTAATTCGACCTTGAGCATCAACAGTAACCACAGAGTGTTGTGTGGTGCCGCCGTAATTTCCTGGTGTAACTGCGGTATTGGCTAATAATGCGGAGGTAACTCTCGTTGTCATTTAATTTTCCTTTAATTCATGACTAGATTTATGATTCCATAAACAAAAAGAGTTCTCTCATTAAACACATCAGCAAGTTTCTCTGAATGAGCATGTTTTGGGTCTGTTACGAACTTAATATATGTTTTGTCTTTCATTTAAAATCCTTCTGGCTTAGGATATTTAGCTTTTACTTCCAAACATTTCTGTTTGTAATCTTCAAGAGCCTGCTCATCGCCTTTAACCCAAGCATCAAGAAACTCACCAATCTCGGGGTAACTATACAGGCGTTTGCGATAGTAATCTTGTGTGTCAAACTCAAATTCTTGTTTTGCACGAACTAATGGCTCGACTTCACTTGCTTGAATTGGAGTCAGATCAGGTTTTATAAGATGGTCTTGTGAACCATCTGCTTCGTATGCGTATACATTACCTTGGCTATCTTTGTAGTGTTTCATATCTATCCTTAATATAATTCGTACCAACCACGAGCTGAACCGTTCATAGCTGCTAACACATAGGTAGACCCTGCTGGAACAATACATGGCATATTTACAGAAAAGCCCCCGCAGCCGTTAAACTGAGCTTGCCAGTATGAAATTAATACGCCGTCAATATAAATCTGTCCTTGTCCACCTTGGTTACAACCAAAGTTACCTTGCACTTGAATTGGGTAACTTCGATTATTGGTGTAAGTAACGCCTTGTGAACGAGAACCTGTAACGTCATTCCATACCTCGCCAGTAATACCAAGGCCTAATTTACTTTTTCCTTGAAACGAGCTTGTATTAAGCGCAGTTGATGCTATCCCTGCGTTTATAGCATAATTTACAGATAATGATGGTGCAGTTCCCGTTAAACCTGCACCTGAACCATTAAATTGAGAAGCCGTAACTTGTCCGTTACTACCAAGCGTCATAACTGCTGAACCAGTTCTATTCCCGCTGTAAATTTGAACACCAGAACTAAACCGCATAGCGCAATAGCCAGTGTTCAAATCTACAATGTCACCATCATCAGCCAAAATTAATCCGCCGCCACTGGCATTATTGGTGCTTACGGTTACTGAACCAGTAAATGTTCCAGTTGTGCCGGTTACACTTCCGCCTGATAAATTGGTGGCAGTTGTAGCTGATGTTGCAAAATTTACACTAAAGTTTGATGGGTTATAAACAAAATGACTTGTTCCATCATTACTACCCCAAAGCCAAGTTGGTTGTCCACCTTGTCCAGACCAATTAAAGGTCATAGCAGTACCGTTACCACCACCTTGAGAAAGTGTGGAAGCTTTTGTTGCTAGTGTGGCTGTTCCAGCATTACCAGAAATACTGCCAGTAATTTGTGAACTAAACGTTTTGGTACCACCAATGGTTTGGTCACCAGACGTATAAACACCATTAGTTACCGTACCAGCATTACCAGAAATACTGCCAGTAATTTGTGAACTAAACGTTTTGGTACCACCAATGGTTTGATTACCAGTCGTATAAACACCGTTTGTTACTGTACCAGCATTACCAGAAATACTGTGAGTATATGTGTTGGAATTATTTAAAGAGTTTTTAACAAATGCCGTTGTAGCAAAAACAGTGTTACTTGCATTAGTATCTACAGTAACACCAGTTACACTGCCCGTAAAACTTGCAGCTGATAATGCAGCTTTTCTGGTTTCTAAATCTTGTATTGCCAACTGAATTGTGTTGGCTGTTGAAACAATACTACCAAATGGTGATGTAAATGTAATGTTATTGGCAAAGTATGGATTATTAATATAACCATCAACTTCAATAAAAATAATCACACCAGTTGAAGGTGCGGTACCAAATGTGACTGTAGTTGCATTTGTTTCAGTGTATGCTGAAGGAAATTGACGAACACCATCAAAGTATACACGAAGTTGTGAAGCACCAGGAATATAAGTTGGTGCCGTATATACTGTTGTTGTTCCATTACCTGTGTAAGTTAAACGTGTAGACTGAATTGTTGTACCTGGCACCGCACCGCCTCCGCCGCCAGTTCCTCCTGCAGCCCAATAGTATGTTCCTGGACCATTTGTTGCAAGAACAAATCCAGCAGGAACTCCCGAAGCAGTAGGTAATAAATTTGTTAATGCAGCACCAGAAGAAGTTGCACCTGTACCACCTTGTGTGATTGGTAACGCATTAGTTAATGTTAAATCATTAAATGTTGGCGCTGCAGTTATTCTTAAATCTTGTGGTGTATTAATTGTTAGTGTATTTGAAGAACCAACAACTGTAATACCGTTTGTGCTAGTAATTGATATTATACCAGCATTTGCTGACGCCGAACCAGTTGTACCAAAAAATGTGTTTGAGGATGTGTTTGCTCTATTAAAAGCTGTAACTGAATAATTATTAAGAGCAGTAATATTGGTGTTTTGTGTTGCATTGACACCAGAAATTGAAGATACATCAGATGCAATTTGACTTTGTAAACTTACTACGTTAGCTTGAAGTGCATTATTTAATGTGTTGGCAGCTAAAGAAGATGCAAAAGTGTCCGTACTTGTTGATGTTAGTGAGCTGCTAATTAGATTAGCTGTTAATATTTTAGAATAACTGGAAGGATTATTAACATCAATTATATCCCAATAATCTTGGGTTTCATTCCAACGAATGGATGCATTTGCGCCAGAACTACCCCGATTCACATTGAAAGAGCTTATTTGACCAACAGCTGAGCCCGCATTAAGCGTAAAAGTATTGGTACTATAAACTGTTGTTCCATTAATAACAAAATTACCACCAACACTTACTTGGCCAAGGGTTTGTATATTGTCAAAGAAAGCTATAGGGGCTGAATTAGCGTCGAGTCTAGAAGTTACTGTTAATATTGGAACAGTTACACTAGTATTTGCAACAATCGTGTTTGCAACAATCGTGTTTGAACTCAAACCAGTATTGGCTCGTATATTTTGGCCTGTAATTGAATTGCTTGCAGTAATTATTGCTGTATTAACAGAACTATTTGCTTGAAGTAAATTAACAAAACCCGTACCAGTTACAGAAATTGTTGCTGTGTTAACAGAACTGTTAGCCTGCAAAGCATCAGTAAATGTTGTTCCTGTTATTGTTGCTGTTGCTGTATTGACTGAATTATTAGCTTGTAAAGAACCAACAGAACTTAAACCAGAAACACTTAATGTAGTTGAACTCAAACCAGTATTGGCTTGAATATTATTACCAATAATGGTATTCGTTGCGGTAACAATTGCGGTATTAACGGATGTATTTGATTGTAAAGCATTTACTGTTCCTAAATTAGAAACGATTAATGTTGAACTTTCAATAGATGTATTGGCTTGCAAAGCATTTGTTAATGCCTGACCAGTAATATTTAACGATGCACCTAAAATACTTGTGTTGGAACGTAATGCATTAACTGTTGTGTTGCCCGAAGAAACCACAGAAACAGCACGAATAGAATTATTTGATGTTATGTCATTTGCAAATACATTACCAGAAGCATTGACTGTTGTTGTTCTAATAATGGTATTGGCCAACAAAGTATCGGTGATGGTGTTCTTACGAATGTTGGCATTATTGGCAACGTCTAAAGCAAAACCTGCACCGTTAATAAACACATTCGCTAAAGCAGTTACGTCACCAATAAGTGAGGAGGTGTTAGCAACAATTGTAGAACCTAAGATTGCTGCACCAGTTACAGACAATCCTGTGCCAGCACCATTTAGAATTAAAGTTCCACTATCTTTGGTGTAGTTGTTAGCACCAAGAGTGTTTAATTCAACAGCAGCTCTATTCTGTTGAGATAACAGGTCACCAAAGGTATTGGTAAAATTAAGAATTGGTACTGTATTAGCCATTATTGTTTTCCTGACAATTGAAGCAAGAGTTCTTTGATGATTCGAACATCATCTCTCACTTCATTAATTTCATTTCTGATGTTATTTATTTCTGTTTTTTGGTTGGTAATTAATCTTGACTTCATTTTGTAATCTTCTAAACCAGACACATCGGTATTGATTAAAGCCATAGTTTTTGTGTCTCTAATATAAGTTGTGCCAGGTATTTTTACTAAAGACATATTATACCGCCGATGGTAAAGCAATTGCACGAATATCTGTTAAGAATGGCACCGCAGTTTTATCTGAAGATGCAAGAACTACCTTAATTGCAAACTGACTAAAACTATTGTATGTTTGTCCCGAAGCAATACTACTATATTCAACATAGTTTTGTGCAATGCCACCAGCACCTGGAGCAGCCACAAATTCATATGTGCTTTCTCTTGTTTGTGAATATAATCCGTCCGTATTATTAATTAAGGTCATTAATTGCCAGTTACCCGAATCAAACGGTTGCGTATCGTTTCTCGACAAAATTTTGTAGTAAACATAAATTTCGGTATTTACTGGACGATATGCAGTAAAGTATACACGTATATCACCTGAATCAAATCCTTGATCCAATACAACTCGTTTGGTTATGTATCTAGCCAATCCATTACCACCAGAAGAAGAAGTTTCACCACCAACAGTAATGGTTGCACCTGTTCCTGGTGATGAGTTAGCGTCAACAACTGTAATGGTTGGTGTTGTTGCGTAACCAGAACCACCATTAGTTATGTTAATGTTTCTAATCACACCACCAACTACGTTAGCTGATGCAGTTGCACCTGTACCAAAACCACCAACTGAATTAACTGTTACGGTTGTTGTATTAACATTGTAACCGGAACCGCCATTGACAATACTAATCATACTATTAGAAATTGGTAAATTATTTATTGACCAACCAATTGTATATACGCCTAATCCATCATCAGAAATCATTGGAGATACTGCATCATCAACAGAGCTCATGTTGGCATACAAAGAAAATGAAGTGTTTGAATTTGCAACTAAAACCCGTTGACCTAGACCATCATTTAAATAGATGTCATCATAAGTTGGTGTGCCGTATTTACCCGGAGTAACACCTGTTATTGGTGCTGCAACTTTTGTGGAATTCAATGTAGAAGCATATGAATAACTTAAAGTGGTACTACCAGGAACAAAATCGGATGTTGAAACATTAAATGCGTCAACAAGAACATCTGTGTTTGCACACGAAGAAATTGAACTGTTAATTGTATTTGGATTTAAATGATAAGAAATACCTTGTTCAGTTAATTTACGATATGGTAATTTGTTTGGTACCACAAATTGCATTGTTGGTTGTGTACCGACAGAGAACACACACCGGTCAATAGTAAACATCATTGACTCATTTTGATCCGCTGTCCATGTCTGTGAGTTTTGTGACAAGAAAATATTACCAACATATGGTGCTGTGTTAATTTTTGTTATGTTGGTTGGTGTTGGATCAGTTGGTAAATTCTTTATAGAAGAAGCAATAGCTGTATCACCATTCTGTGCGGTATAAACTGTGTACTCATTTGATGTTGGGCATCGAACAATAAATGCATATAGTTTGTTCGACTCCAAATAAACTGGTGCCGGGAACTTAAATTCAGTATACGTTGTTGGATCCAAATAATGCGGATTATTGGATATTTTAATATTTTCGTTTGTCAAAGTGACTTGCGAATTATCTAATGTTTCTCCTGTTGGATAGCCATTCAAAGTGCTAACAATAGACAGAGTTACTGGATTAAACTGTGAAGCTTTTGTTCTAAAAAATACTTTAATAGAATCAATAAAAATACCATTAGGATAATTTTCTTTATCAATAATAAATGTTTGTGCAACAGGATCCCAACGAGTTACATATGTATAAGAAGTAACATTAGTTCTTTCTTCTGTTCTTGTAAATGTATTCTTAGCAGAATCAATAGAAGAAGCAAAGTTTAATCCTTGTTTTGTTTGTTGCAATCCAGATGCATAAAATCTAGATTCTGCTTTAGTACTAGCAGTTTCTATATTGCCAGCAATAGAATTATCTATTCTAAAAGTTCTTTGTCCGGTATTGAATGTGCCTCCAGGCAATGCAAATATTCCAGAAACCATTCCTGCTTCATTGGTTTTTGAATTACCAATAGAATAAATGTCACCTTGAGTGGTGGTAATGGCAGAACTTAAATTAGCAAGCTTTGTTGTAGTATTATATGCTGTGATGGTCGCTGATTGGCCAGCACTTGTTCCACTAACAAAGTTAATTGTATTGCCTGTATAGTTTGCTGTACTTGAAGCGGTTGATGCTAAAGTTATTGAAGTTGTGGTGTTGGCATTAACAATTTGGCCGGAGTGATGCGTATAAGATACAACTGTTCCACTAGCGGTTGATGTCTGATATTGTCCTGAAGCATTAAATTGTGCATTTTGAATTGTTGCACCATTAGGAAATGGAATGTCCAAAATATCACCAACAACATACAATCGATATTTTATCGTATCGTTTGGATAATTAAAATAAGAAACCACTTTGGCTGCAGCTGTAAAATTACCGCCAGCTAAAAATCCAATAATGTCTCCATCATTAAATGATCCGGTGACATTGGTCAACTCTATCACATTTGGTTTGCGGATATAATTGTTGACAAGAGTACCATCAAAATATGCATTAACATCTGTGTTGACAGTCAATCCATAAGTATTGAAAAATAAAAATTGTGGACGAATGTATGGCAACACACTCACATCGGTAATAAATCCACCAGTTTCAATATAACTGGAGTTTAGTTTATCATAGTAACCTAATACTGTTTCTTGTTGTTGTGTGGTGTAGGTTGTGACTTGATTTTGCCGCCAATTACTACCGGAAGCAATTACTTGATCTGTTGTTGTTGCGACAGTAGTTTTCCAATCACCAACTTGCAACACATTAACTTGGTCGCTTTCACGAAACACTTGTAAGTTTGGATCAACAATTAATAAAGCTGGAGATGTTTCAGTATCAACCCAATTGTCCATCGGAGGACTTAAAGTCATCACACCATAATTTAATGATACAGAAAATGGATTTAAATTTTCAAAACGAGAAGCAATTCTTTGAGTTACTACATTTGCAGTTGTATATGGCAATGTAAAAAAGTTTGAAGATGAACTTTTTGAAATTTTAAACCCTAAATTATTGGCACTTACAGCATCCAACTGACCCATATTATAAACTAAAGATAATGATTGTAATGGAAAGTTTTGAACGTTTTGTGCAGCTGTCATTTGTTTAGTTCTGCGATTAACAGACACAAAATAATCAGTATTATTGGTATCTGAAGCTGCGTAACTAGAAAAGTCATCAACAAGAATACCATTTTTGAAACGATTTAATCCATTACCGTCAGGAATTTGTAGTGACGATGCACCCTTTTCTAACAAATTCAAAGCAGTATAATATTCAATGTTGTTAACTCGATTTTCTAAAGCAGAAATATCTCTCATCTGCCAACGTTTATGTTTAACTCTTTCAATAGATAAGTTTGGTAATACACCTGTGACTTCACCTGGAATATATGCGGTATATGGGTCATGGTACAGATTAGCAATTACTAAAGAACCATCTGGTTCAATTGGTAATAGTGGATTGACTGAAGGAGTTCCTTGGACAATTTCAAAGAATCGGTCTTTACTTAATACCAATTTATCTGAACGACCAAGATAAAATTGATAATCAGAAGAAAATTCAGTTAAGTCCACAGGAATATATGCGCCAGCTGCACCCGAACCAGAGCTTGATGTGCGGATTATAAATGAACTCTGAGCATTAATTAATGATGGTCTAAAGTCCAAAGAATCTCTTAACTGATAATAGTTACCACTACTGGAACTCACATAAAATGAAATCTCTGCATAATCTTCGGGTGAAGATGACACAGGCGACAAGTAAGACATGACGGAATAGTATCCATCACCACCTGTGGTTGAGTAGTAGTCCAATATGATTAATAAATTACCATCAATCTGAGGTTGACCAAGACCTAGTGTAATACTAGCAAAGTCATAATAAGAATCTCGTTGACCATTATCAAATGTGAACCGATTGGTTACATCATTGATTGGATTGGTTAACATGTCAGCTGTTGCTGGTGCTCCAGGAGATTTTGTGTCAATAATCTTAACGATACGTTTGACATCAGTGATATACAATTTTTGTGGCTGGCCTGGTGCAACAACTCCGGCATTTAAAATATACACTTGTCCATTTGTTAAATCAACTTTAGTATTTGTTAAGACAGTTGTACCAGTGATGTTAACACCTGTTGTATTACCTGTTACTTTATTTTTGGCTTTTAACACAAATGATGTGTCATTACCATTGCTGATAAAAGCTTTGGCAATAATGGTTGCAGTAAAGGCACCCAAATCCGATGTTGGTGTGGTGAATGTGGCTGTACCGCCGGATCCAGTAATAGAACAAGTTCTACTATTGATACCCCATGGTAATGTTTGACCAGTTATTAGACCACTTGATAATGGGTTTGTTACAATGATTTGAAAATTTTGTGAAATAGCATCTTGTGACAGAGAACCTGTGCCTAAGAAACGAAGTGTTGATGTTGGCGCAGATCCAAATGTCAACGCAGCCGTAATATTTCCACCAGATACCGTGAAAGACACATTTCGGAATACTTGTGTTGTTGTGTAAGATGTATCTGTGACACTGGATACAAAAGGATTGCCTACTGTAAACACCAATTCTGGCGCATTTGGATTTTGTAATACAACATCACCGGATGATACATTGTTTACTTTGTTTGAGTTGTCAATCGTTGCATTGGCAGTTACAGCATATGTTGCACCTGCCGTAGCTCCAATCATTGTTTCAAAGTCGGTAGTATCAAAACGAAGTGTGAATACCGAATTGTTCGCCAATGTTACAGTAAATGGTCGGTCAACATATGCAACCTTAGCAGCTGCATCATAAGTTGTAATTGTTCTGAAATCACCAGCAGAAGTACCTGTATCAATACTGACTGTTACTCCAGTATAGGCGTTGGCCACATTTGAAAACTGATTGGTATTAGGCAATCTTATGTAACTATTGTTTGCATTAACTGGTGCAATTTGTGATACATTGGCTGATAATGTTTGATTTTGAATATTGTAAACAAAGGCTTTATAAATGTAAGCTGCACCATTGGCTGTATTTGAGGTGCTAGAATATACCATGTTACGAATGTAACCTGTTGCAGCTTTAGTGGAGTTATAAGAATTATCATTCGTTAATACAATATTATCTTTACTTACAGTATGAAAATCAACCTGTGGTTGAGTGGTTACATCAAATACACCGTTTGCCGAATTAACAAAGAAATAATTACCGTAATCAATAAATGTTGGATTATTACCCACATTTGCTTGACTTCTTGCTCGGTCGTTTGTTAGAATTACATCACTTTGATTTTCTAAACGATAACCACGAACATAAGCAATACCTTTGGAAAGTCCAAGGTCGTATTTTGCAGAATTAACGGTGTTTGATTTTGGTGTTAAAGTATAATCATTAACAATAAAGTCACCGTTGGTGTCATTGGTGCGTTTAGCAAAATAATCATCAATCACCGAATAAACTGTACCATCTACTTGTTTAACAATCGAACCGTCAACAAGGCGAACCAACTCAATAAAGTTGTCATCATCACCCAATGACAATGACCTTGTTTGTAAAGTTAACGATATTTTATAACGATCTGCTCCTGGAGCTTGATAGTTTGTAGCATTAAATGCAGGATCCAATAAAGAAGAATCATCTACTGAATCAACAATTGTTTCTACAGCATTTAAACCAATTCTTAATGATGGTATTGATGAATATTTGGAAAGAACCGTTGTTTGTTCAGAAACAACAACAAAATTACCTTCAACATAAAAAATACCTCGAGCGATAGAAGCAACAGAACTTAAACCTGTAGCATCATTGCCAATAGTACTTGTGATAATTGTTCCTGTAAGGTTCGAACCATTCAAGAACACGGTTTGTCCTGAAACAAATCTATTACCAGATATGTAACTTACAATCAAAGTAGGAGGGTCTGCTTCACCTCCTAAAGCGGTTGTTGTCGCTTCTACTGTTTCAACCACTTTAGCAACAACAGAACCGTCAGCAGAAATAACTATGCCATCTGAAAAAGCTTCTGCGGAAATAGTAGCACCAGAATTATCTGTTGTGTTTAGTTTTAAATAATAAACATTTTGATTTACGGTAACTTTACCACCAGAAATTGGTGTGTTCTGTGTGAATATGGCATCAGCAAAACTGGTAATCTGATTTTGTAATATTGTTTGTGATTGTGTTAATTCACGAGCCTGTACCGCAAAACCTGGCTTAAAAAGAATACGATGAAAGTTTTTCTCAGCATCGAAATCATCATAATACGGGTCTACATTAAAATTAAGTGGCATTTTTTCTTTCCATTAAAAGCTTAACACAATACGAAATTGTTCTGTTCCATCAGGACTTCTTGGTATACCTTGTCTATTCTCTATGTATAAGAGATATCCGGAGTATATAATAAAATCTGGTCGTTCTGTTGATAGCAAGGTTCGAACTGCAGCAACAATCGATCCACTAGCATCTTGAATTAGAGCTTGGTTATTTTGTGGAGTTCCGTTTATATTTATGACGCTTACAATATTGGTTGCTGGGTCGAAGCTAACTATTTCAGCAGAAAATGTTGATGTTGCAAAATTAGTACCTTGATACACAGTTTGACCACTAACAAAATTACCAGAACCCGGAGATACAAATAGTTTGGTTGTAATGTCATAAATTGCGCCATTAGCTAATGCATTTTGTGATACGGAAGCTTGTGAAATTGGATTCAATAAAAGCCCAATTTGTCGATAGGTCATATCAGTTGATATTTTTCCATTTTCACTTTCAGCAAATTGTGGTGCAACCATAACATGATTACAACCCAACTCGGAAATAGGATCAAAGCCATGGCCACCAACAGGTGATGTTGGTGCAATCGCTACAGCTGACACATTAGGTGAATTGAATCCTGAGAGTACATTAATGGTAGTTTCAGCAAAAGTATAACCTGTACCCGTATTAGCCATAACCACATCATACAAATAACCAGCTGCGTTAACTAGAGGTGTTGCATTAGCAAATTGACCATCACCAGTAATAGTAATTGTTACACCGCCTTGTGTATATCCTTCTCCTACAGTAGTTACATTGATAACATCAATTGATCCTTGTGCAGCAAATGTTTCCACTGGATTAGGAACGTTCTGGCCAATAGGTACCGGCATCCAATCTGCATCAAAAAACTTCTGTTTTGAACCTGAGTCCAAAGAATACATAAACTTCCATTTATACCCATCAGCAGTTTTAACTAAAAAAGTATTGTCGAATGTGCCAGGTAAAAATTGTGGTTCTACGGTTGAAACTGAATTATTATTGTTCCAAAGACACTTAAACACTTGGTCAAATTTATTTCTTACATAAAATCTTTTTTCGACAATGCCATCGGCATTAGTTGCCAACATATCTACTGTGTCGGTGTAAAAATCATATACTATACCATCTTCCCAATCAATACGAGGAATAACTGGAGATATGTCTGATGATGTTATCAGTTTAGATGCAATCATATTTTTGAATACAGACTTTAATGATTGCTGGTCTTGTTGTGGTACTGGAGGATTGTTTTCATCTATCCATGGCATAACCTGGCCAATAAAAGAATAAAGCGGATTTATGTTTGAGTTTCCAGTAGAAGTTCTTGGAGAATAGTAATACTGCAAAACTTCATAGAGTTTTGATCCGTGTAATAATTGCGCTGATGTATTTGATGTTGCCATATTCTATTCTCTATTAAGCTGATTGAACTGCTACAAATGTATTTGCTAAATCGCCATCAATACTGAAGTATTTTAGGTATGCAGAACTAGTTGAAGCCATCGTAAATGTGGTGGAATTTTCACTTGAATTAGTTGCTGAACATCCATGTGTAATGGTTCTAGTTGAACCACTCGTATTGATTAACCAAACTTCAACCACTTTACCAGCAACAAAATTTGTAAGTGTAAATGTTAAGTCAGCTGCTAAATTGGCTTTGATAACTACATCACTTGAAAAATCGATTGTAATGGCCGTTTGATTACCAACAGGTAGTCGTGGTGTAAAAATGAAACCCTTTGTTGGATTAACTGTACCAAGGAATTCAGCCGAATCTGCATTGAATGAAGCAATTTCTTGTAGTGTGTTTGAACCTACAGGAGTATTCCAGAACTCAATACGAGTACCACGATTAGTATCACTAAAATTTTCTGCTGCCACAAAATCAATCTTTGTGGGACTAGAAGATGGAAACTGTGTGCCTGTCCAACCGTTGCCAACAACTCGGAATATCACATCATTGTTTGCTACTGCGACTGGTGCTGCGGCTGATCCTCGACCCATACGACCAGCTACCAAAGGATAGGTGTTTGCACCAAAACTATCTAAAACAACACGAGTTACAGAATTGGCTTTGCCAGTAACGTGCAACATATAGTTGGTGTTTGATGGAGCCTGAGTAACAAAACCATCACTTGAGGTAATTTTAACAAATGCGGTGTCAGTAGCAAATGATGAATTGTTTAAACTGATTGTACCAGTAGTTAATACATTACCTGTAATGGTTAAATCACCAGCAAAGGTACCCGATGTGTTGGCTAAAGCATTATTTGCTTTAGTGAAAGCTGCCCATGCATGGTTATTAGCAGTAGTTATGTTTGTATTCTGTGTAGTATTTACACCTTCAATAATAGAAATACTTGTGTTCTGATTTGTGTTGATGGTTTCAATAGAATTTAATCTAGTATTTTGTGTGGCGTCAACACCTTGTGTAATAATGGTATTAGCTTGTGTAGCCAAAGTAACCGCAGCTGAAGATGCCGCTGTAGTTTGTATTGTTGAATCACCAAATTGTAACGGTATACTTAATTTTAAATTGCCATTATCTTCAACTCTAACAGCTTCAGCAGCAATCGTGTGTGAACCTGTATAGAAAATAATATCATTATTTGAATTGTGTGTGCCTATCCATAAATTTCCATATACTTCACCATTTTTACCGTGCATACAAATGAAACCGTCACGGTTTGGTAAATCAAATTCAGAATCAAAGTCCATATTTGAACCACGAATACCCATATTAATAAATCCATTAGCTTCATTTCCATCGGCTGTAGCAATTACAATTTGGCCAGTACCTTTTGGATTGATATTCTGAAAAAATACTCTAGAACTAGGTGCTGTGTTACTAACGAATTGTGCAATCGCATCGGCATATATTGTGGCTGCAGATGTTCCAACATTCAATACATTATTTGCAAATAGTCCTCCAGCCAATGTGGTAGTCGAGAATTGTGATGTTGTATTGGTCGTTTTATCCACGGCAACGAATACCGTATTGGCGTTGTTAGCCGATAACTGGTTTAATACTGGTAAATCTGATATTTTTACTGACGGCATTTGTTACCCCGCTAATATTGTTATGCCTGATTCTGTTATTAAAATGTAACCATTCTCTGTTAATAATTCTGGATATTCATAAAATCCTATCACACCATAGACCAAACAAGTTTCTGTGTTTGCTGATTTATCAACTGTAATTAATGCGTTATTTACTGGTCCAAATGAGTTATTAGCAAGGTGTAAATTACCATTTGCAAATACCTGTGTGACGGTATAATAAGGACCGCCATTTAAGGAAACTTTATCTCCAGCAAAAATAATGTTGTTGGCTGGTGTTTTATTTAAAAAATTGCCATCATATTGGCCTGTGACTGTTTGTATATTTATCACATTGGAGGAGGCATTTGCTGATCCAGTAGCAACATTTGCAAAAACAACAAACACATTATCTTGTATCCCAACTTGATTGTTGGCCCAATCCACAGTTGTAATTGTTGAATATGCACGAAGGTTGTTGGTTGCAGTAAACTCAATGTTATCGTTTGCAAATATGGTATTTCCAATGTTGGCAGTAATGGTGTTAACAAAACGAATGGTGTTGGTACTGATTTGGCCTTGTTGTGTATTGGCTTCGATTCTGGCTAATGCAGACGGACCAGCAAATGTGTCCATATGATAACCTTCTTGAAAAGAAGATTCGGTATTCATACTAAATCCGTTTGCACTTCTCAGTAAGTACCTTCCTTTGAGGTTCATGCCTGAAGGATGTACTAAATTTAATACCAAATCTTTGTATGTTTTTAATGCTTGTTCAACAGATAGAACATAAGTGAAGTTGTTATAGTCTAAACTTTCCAACACAAGACCTAATGATGATAATTGTCCATCATCGTTTAAATATTTACCTTGGCCAACAATCAAACCATCCAAAAATGATGCGTTTGCTTTGGCATTACCATCACCATATCTAATAATTGATGTTGGACCATCAACACCAGTATAATAATTTTGTGGATCCAACTTTAATAAACTAGGTACCTCAGATACGATTCGGTCAATAAACAAAGATTGTGTGTCATTATAATTACCTGAATAATTATAAGTTCTTATTTGATATATGTCTGCAAAAGTATTTGCTGGTGATGCTGTAGATAATTTAAAAATTGAATCTACATTGGCTTTATATGTTGCAACATTAAATGATGCCCCTTGATAAACAACATCACCTTTTAATGGAAATTCACTGGAAGATACATTGCTTACTGCCACATCGGCAACCTTCAAGTATACTTGTGGTGTTGAAACATAATCTTCACCAGGATTAAGTATATTAATTGTTGTGATTGAGCCTGTTCTATCCGTTGTTGGAGACAATACTGCGCCTTCTCCCATTATGCCGTTAATTATAAGTGAGGCATTTGATCCTGTAGAAGTAACCACATTAATTGTTGGTAAAAGATCAGAAGTATATCCTAATCCACCCAAAGGAAAAGCCTGTACTGTGTTGTTGCTTGAGTAAATATAGTCGGCCAAAATAATGGAGCCGGCAGTGTTGACGGTTAAGTTTGCAAATGCACCTTGGCCAGTGCCACCTATAATTTGAATTACATCGGAGTTAGAATAATTTTCTCCACCATTTGCAATAACAATTGGTTGTAATATGCCAAGAAATTTGAGATTATCTGTACCAACATCGGTTGTATAATTTGAATCTACAGTTACTACTGGCGCTGATGAATATCCGCCACCCTGATTAATAACATTTACTGAACCAATTGGACCAACCACGAAAGTTTTAAAGGTTAACGCATTCAAAAGTGAACTGTTTGTATTGGCTGCAACAGCGAAATTAACATAATTGACTACATTATTGGCGTCACCAACAACGACATTAGCCATAATACCTAATGTATTACTGGTAATTAAAGTGACATTAGCTAAGTTTTCACCATCTATTAATGTAACTTGTGCGGTTGCACCAGTTCCACCACCGCCTGAAAACGAAATGGCTGAGTTAGGAAAAACTCTATAACCATGTGAGGGGTTTGATACCGATAAACTTTGCACACTACCTAAAGTTGTTTCACCAACTTCAGCCGTTGCACCTATAGGATTGTCAACGTCAGGACTTAAACCACCTTCTACAATTACAGGATCTCCAGTTTCATAAAATAGTCCTCTGTTTCTTGGATTAATTCTAATTGAAGAAATAACTCCAACAACTTTACCTCGAAGCGTTGTTGCACCATTTGGTATTGTTACGCCTTGATTTTGAATGTATACTTCGTTGTTAAAGAAATACACATCAAGATTATTGTTGTCTACAACTCGAACAAACTCACCAGATTCAAACAGACGCTGAATGTTTGAAATGAACACTTCTGTTTTATTGCCTGTGGCCGATGCAAAATCTACTGTAGCATATGATTGTGATGTTTCACCAAACAACTTTAAATTATTAATCTTTAAAAAATTTAAATCGGTTGAATTGATTCGTACAGATTTTGATATGATCCATTTACCATCGGATGCACGAAGAATAACATCAGAAGTGTTAAATGTTTCTGCATCGGAATTATATAATGCTCGAAATAAAAACTGATATGATTTGGCTGTGCCTTTAGCCAAATAAAAGTCCCTGGCTATCTTTAATAATTTTCTTTTATCTGTTAGTGCATTTTCTGGTATATAAGGAAGAAAATCTTTAATAAAATATTCAACAAAACCATCGAGTGTCTTGTCTACATCTATATAATTCAGTAGATTTTTTGCACCATAAGTTACACCTTCACCAGAAGTGTTGGCTGTTAATATCGATCCGTTAGCCGTGTTGGCTGTTTCTAACCACTCATAATACGCCTGAAGAAACGCAACAAAAGTTTCATAACTTACATTATCCCGAACAAATTCAGGAAGTTGTTGAGGTATTAATAGAGAGGTTTTATAATCGTTTGGTATCATTGATTAAATTTTAGCTATAATATTTACATTAATTGCATTGGGATCTGTGTTATCCAATGTAATTATCTTATCTCTTGAAGAAGAAATAATAGTAGAAGTTGGTACTGCTTGAACACTCAATATACCTAATGGATTATTAATTGCTGACGGATTAAAATCTACCAGTGTAACAGCACCTTCATCATAATTAACTGTACCAGCATTCGAATTCAAAATTCGTTTGACGCCATCCTCAAAATAATAAGTTCTTAATGTGCCTTGATTTCCTGATAAAGTTGCAACACCAGAAGCAAGAGCTCCGTTGCCATCTGTTGAAGTTATTTGAACAATAGCTTGTGTGTAATTTCCACCAGAATTTGTGACTGTGATATTATTAACTTGGCCGTTAACTACCGTAGCCACCGCAGTTGCACCCACGCCATCACCGAGAATAGTTACTATTGGTGTAGAGGTATAACCAAAACCAGGATTAAGGACTGAAATTGATTCGACTGTTGTGGTTGAAGATGGAGTTTCTTCCAAATAAACTGTATCTCTTACCACATTATTATTATTGGTGTCAATAATTTGGAATGTTGGTGTAACACTTATACTTTTACCAAAAATATCTTTCTTTAAAGGAGTTCCAAATTTTAAAGAATATGTTGTTGAAGTAGTTAAACTTGGCACAATTCTTTTTTGTAGTGTGATTGAAGCATCATTTGTTACAAATGAACCACTCACCGCCTGTACCGTTGAAATTAAAGATGATAGTTTAAATGTAGAATTAAAAGTGTTTAAAGTATTTCTTGCAAAACCTAGAATTGCAGTCAAAACCTGAGTCTGTAATTGTGATGATGTCAATGAAGTTAATTTTGGTTCATATAAAATATTTGAGTTGATTACCAAATAAGTATAATCAACATCAATAATTCTTGGTTGTACCGTCAATACCGAAATTGGTTTAATAATTTGTTCTTCGATAATCGCTTTTTGTGTTTGAGTTAACAAAAATCCACCACTTGGTTTAATCGCAATAAAGATGGCACCATAAACAGGAGGATCATTTTCTTCTCCACCCCACACATTCACAGCATCAATTGGAAATACACCAGCGTTATTTTGAATTAGGTAAATGTAATCTTCTTTGGTAACTGCTCGTCCTTGAGCCGAATAGGATTTGGGTGCGGTATACTTGATAGATTCAATCGTTTCTTTCTCTGCACCTTGAGTAGCAGCCAAAACAGGAGTTACTACACCATTAGAGAAACCAGAAATGGTGTCCATCAATACAAAATTGTTCGCTCCTGTTGCAGATGTACCTGATGTAATAATATATGTTACGGTAATTACATTGCCATCAGTTAGTGCTTTACCTAAAATACCGTCACCAAAATAAATTTGATAGAAACCGTTGTTGCCTTCTTGTAAAAAATAAGCTGTTGTTTCATTATCTAAAGACAAATAATCATCAACTAGGGTAAATACCTGAGTTGAGGTGTTTGAACCACTTTGTTGAACTGATACTGTGATTGTTGTTGTATCAACATCTGTATCTGGCAATTCAAATATTGCAGTTGGGTTTGCGGCAGAATCATAAGTGAATGTAAGAGTTACGGGTTCACCTTGTTTGATAACTAAATCATTAAAAGTTACTGTGTTGTTGGCTAAATTGGTATTTTCTGTAACAGAATTCATTGTCACAAACTTGTAAGCGACTCCATCTATTGCTTCAGATAAAAAACTTGTAAAGATTGGCAAAGTTAAAGAAGAACTTGTAACATTGTTCATCACCAAATCAATTTGAGCTCGTGGAGCTGCTGCCGATTGTGGAGTGTAATTCAATAGTTTGGCATGAGAAACAACCGAAGCTCTTTGTAATGCGGAATCCAAAAACATCTCATTGGCAACCATATTTAAATAGTATGCTTGATATTGTGTGTTGTATGCAAGAATATCTAAAAGTGTAGAAAGCGCAGAACCTTCGTAATTATAGTCTTGTAGAGTAGTTTGAGCTTGTAAATATCTTTTTAGATTGGTCTTAATTAAATTAAAATCCAAATCCGTAACTTGAATGTTAGAATTTTCGCCTGCCATTTTTATCTATTTCTCTCTAAAAGGATTGTAACCGTTGTAGGTAATGTTGCATTTTCAATATAAAATGTGATTGTAACATCATATGCGTTTTGGTCTGGTTTGGCCAACACGGTAATTTCTTTCAACAACGCTCTTGGTTCATAGTTGTTAATCACGTTCTCAACTTCACTTTGTAGTGAAGCTGAAGTATTATCCGAAATAGGTTCAAATAATAAAGCGTTAATGTTTGATCCTATCTCTGGATTAAAAGGTCTTTCAAAGTTATTTGTTAATAACAAGTTACGAACAGACCTAATTACCGCCATTTCATCAAAACTTAATGCGATATCATTGGTTACCGGCTTTCTGGTGAAAGTGAAGTCAATGTCAGAGTATAGTTTCTTTATGGTTGCCATTGTTTATTTATTCTGCTCTGGAAGTAAATTCGCTTTTTAGCATCTTGAAATGCGCCTAAAAAATTCTTGGGCTGGAATCAAAAAATTCGAATTTTGAAATTATGAGTTAATTCTTTCTTTTATCTTGTTGGTACCAACAAAGTTATTGACCAGATAAGTTTCGGTTTCACCCATATTACTGAATTTCTTGACGGAATTGTATTTGTCTACAAAACTACGCAAATTAGTATAATAGGTTACATCAGCATTTTGTCTGGTTATCAAAAGTGTGTTGGTATTTGAAATATCCGAAAGAATCTGTGTTATCTGTGCTTCTGTTAAATTGTTAGCCGTCACACCGTTTGTCAAAGTTACAAGATTGTTGGCCAAAGTGACATTTGCTGAATCTACTTGAGGACCAACCAAAATACTAGTAAAACTACCCAAAATAGGTGAGGTATTGGTTATATTGTCAGTTTGATTGGTAATATACAAAGCGGTCTTACCTAATCCCATGGCTGTGTCGTAATATGGGTTCTCAACTTCTTGGCCAACAAAGGGTGTTACTCCCGATATTCTGTTAGTGTGTGCTAAAAATGAAGTTGCAACATTCGCAAGTGTATTTGCAGCCGTAACAATTAAATCACAATTTGCAATGTTTTGACTGGCACCAGTATTTGCCACAGTTATCATGGTTTGTGAAATTGTAATGATTGAATTGGTATTAGAAGCCACAGGATTCTGATAATATCCACCAACTGCGTTATTTGCAATATCTTGTGCCTGCCACGTATCAATAAACGCCGGCATAGAGTTTAAATGTGCAACTGTATTTGCAGAAAGATTTAATACATCACCATTAGGGTCACTAAAATTATAACCTAATGTTGCATATACTCCTGTTGCATTATTAACTGATGCCATTATCTAAACTCCAAAGAAAGGTGTCAAAGGAGGACTTGTAGGTCCTTTTGGTGAATTATGTATATGTGTGTTATAGATGCCTTTGTTAATAACATCTGACATTAGAACTGCATCTAGAATACCAGTTCTTACCAACGGTGCTGTAACTGAAATTAAAGAGATTATTGGTCCTTGTGAATACACACCTTGTAGTCCTGCATAAACACCTGTACCAGCATTGATTCTTGATTCGGCCGTAATTAAGTCAGCCGAAGCTGAACCAGCAACCACCAAATCAGAATCTATGTATACATGGTCAGCCGCAGCCATACGAATCGCACCACCAAAATTTTCATTTGCGGTGATTGACATATCACCATCGCTGGACAATGAGATATCTCCCACAACTCTAGTGTTCATTTTACCACCAACTAGAAGGTTGTAATCACCAGCCACTTGTACATTGTGGTCACCTTTAACTTCCATATTGGCATCACCCTCAATGGTAATATTACAAGTGCCTTTGATAAGAACATTCTTACCTTTTAAATAAATTTCATAACCAGTACCATATACCTTATGCACCTCATCGCCATCAGGATGCATTTCCAAGAAAGTACCTATGCGGTGCTGCAACCGAACTCGTTCTCTCGTTGGAGTGTCGTCCATCTCAAAGGAGTGACCCGATTCTGTCTGTTGTATGTTATTATACGGATAAACTGGTGGAGTTTCGGTATTTCTAGCCGATTCCGGTTCGGTCCAAGAATTGTCTGAAGGTGATGGTGGTAATATTGCCATAATTAAGGTGTGTTTTTATTTTGTGGAGATGGTGTTGCAGGTGTTTCATACGCTGCGATGGTTGCATTGGCCGCATCCAATTCTGCCTGACTGGTTGGTATTAAAAGTCCTGCTGTGCCAGCAACTGCAATATTAACTGTACCCGCTGCAACAGCAACCGTTGCTTTTACTGTATTGGAGGCCGATTCGGCTAAGGCTTTTGCTTCTTTAATAATGTCGTCATAATTACTAGGTCCTTCCGAAAAACCTTCTGAAAGACCAGCACCAATATCAGAAAAAACAGAACCAATTAATTTAATTAGTCTTGCCAAACAATCTTGCAATAAAGCCAAAAATTTTGCAGGTAAACTTAAAATCCAAGCAATAATATTTCTTAATTTGGCGATATAAGCAACAACATACTTTTGAAAATCTAAAATTGGTTGTAAAATTTCTTTATTAATACGATTAACTTCTCTAGCAATGGCTTTTAATGTGGTTGCTAACCAAGAAGCTTCACCTGTTTTATCAGAAATGCCTAATAATCTTAAAACTTCTCGTATTGCATCTCTGATTTGTTTAGCTACGGCTTTTGCATATTTTTTAAATTCAATATTTTTTTGTATATCGGTAACAAAATCACACACATGAGCCAAGTTATCATTAGCAAAACCAACACTAGTATTGGCAACAATACTTCTTGCACCAGCAGGAACATCAGGATTACCTGGTGTTGGTCCATCATTTGTTTGAGTAACTTGTGGTGCCGGTGATTCAACCGCAACACCACCAACAAAAGTTACACTAACACTAGACGGAGGAGATTGTATATTTTCTTCTGCCATTTATATCCTATTTTGCTAAACCAGGTAAAACACCCATCATAACTGGTGCTTGTGCTGAGTCGCCATCTAAAAAAAATCCTACAACCCAATCGCCCAACCTTGGAGCCGAAAAAGATTTTGAATTGTTGATTGGATACATGGGTTGAGCCCAAGGCAATACTTCCGTAGGCAAATCTGAAATATTATCAGTATGCCAGCCATATATTCTCAATTGACATCTTCCCATACCTAAAGGATCTACTCGGTTTTCAACTACACCAATAAACCAAATAAAACCATTTTTTCCAATAAAATTTTCCATTATTTTTTAATCACTTTTTGTAACTTCGCATCACTATTATTAATTGCACTATATTTTCTAGAAGAACTATCTTTTGCAATCTCAACGACAGTTTGATATACTGTTGGTTGAATAATATGCCTTACAGCAGTTACCAAATATTTACCAGAATAAAATTTATCCAAACCTTTTGAACTTGTAGTTGGACTTAAAGTAAATAATTTCACATCAATTGTTCTTCCAACACTTATACCTGGATCACCAGGTATTGTCATTTTTATTACGGTATAATTTGCCAAAGAAATTTGTGCAGTTCTATTTGGAACATATGTTTCGATTGCAATATTTTTTGCAACCGCACCAGGCACTTGTTTTATATATGCAGCATTGGACTGCACAGCATTTCCTGTAAAAACTTTAAAATTTGAATCTGGTGATCTGGATTGTGTGAGTCCCAATCGATTTCTCATTTCATTTGAAACATCTTCTGCATTTAAACTTGCCGACTCATCATCTTCATAATTGTATATTGTGGTATTTGCTTTTTTTGCCAATGTATCTATAGAGATTAATTTATTTGCAAATGTGCCTTGATTTATCTCATTCAACATATCAAAGGTTTTAACAAATTCATAATTTAATATGGTATTCATCTTTTCTTTAAATGACTGTTCATTGTCACCAAGATTTTTTAATTGGTATTTGTAAGTTCCATATATTGGTTGTTTATACATCGACTGTAATGATCTAAAATTAAATCCATCTTTATTTTGAAAAAATAACATGTCAGCTATTTTATCTTTTTGGTTAAAGCTTGCTGGTCTGGCATAACTTGACAACCAGCTGATTGCTTCAAATGGTTTTAATCTAGGAATAATAAAATCATATACTCCTGTGGTTTCTTCTATTGTTGCAATTTTTTTACTATCGACAAATAGACCACCATTAGAGTTACTTAAAACACCTCTGATTATGTCGGATATTTTTGTGCCCACAACCGATTTACTTATTTTGGTCTGTTCTGATAACATCAATTCTTCTGAACAGAAATACATTTTATAACTTTCTGTGTTCATATTACCAGAAGGTTTTCTATTCTCAATTTTATAAACTCTCACGGTTTGTTTGATATTATTAGGCGCACCTTTTATTTTACCAAAATTTAATTCTAAAAATTGATTACCTGTTTCTTGTAACAATTCGATAAATCCTTGACCGTCTTGTACAGTAAGATATCCAGAAATGGAAAAACTGTAAATGTCCTCATAATAACACAATTCAACCAACAATTTTCTCAAATCAAATGCTTGGCCATTGGCCGTTAAAAAATTGATTGTATCAAGTGAATAATCTTGAGTATAAAATACTCCAGGATTTTCTGTAAGAGTTGAATTAGGTTGTTCAATTTCTGCCATAAATTATACCATTAATTCTTGAAATTGTGCTTCCAATTGATCCACATAATTTGCATTTAATATCTTTATCGTTCTTTTAGATTCATTTAAACGCACCTCATAATCATAATAAGTTACTATTGATTTAGTAATGGTAATTGTTACATTACCTGTGACTAATTGATATGTGGTTACACTAGGATTTAAAGTATTATAGGTGCTTTCATCTATAATAATATTGTTAACCGTTGTTGTTTGTGTAGTTGCATCATATTGAGTAATAGTTTTTTCATATTGATATGCTGTATTGTATGGATTAAAAGTTTGATATTTGTTAGTAATATAAGAATCAAACGAATTTGAATTGAGTGGCCAATCCCATTGTGGATCAGTTATTTGATTTGCAAATAAAACAATCCAATATCGATAGGAGTTGCCATAATATTTGTATGCGACAATCTCTGGAGTATCTCCGTCTTGTATATCATAATCATAGTACAATAATGGGTTCTTTAAAATTTCAGGAATAATAGAACATCTTGCCATTAAATCTGTCATTAACACCGACACACCATTGGTTGTCTTAATTATTTTAGGTAAAGAATCAAAATATTGCATTTTAATATCCTTGTTCGACTTTTTGCTTTGTAATCAGTTCGAGTTCTCTGAATTCAATCGTCAATGTTGTCTGTACTGGTGCACCATCGGTGTGTGCAGAAAATCCTTGTGGTGCATAATCCACATTGATGTTTGTAATAACACTTTCGGTTACTTGACTAATGTTTTTGTTGACTCGTCCATTAAATCTAAAAGTTGGTGTGAATGTCGCTGGCGGTACAAAAAACATACCACCACCTGATCCTTCGACAAGTCTTGGAGCAGCATGAGTTTTGAACATCTTTATGATAGCAGCAACAGTTTCGGCCTCTTGTTTTGAATATGGAGTAAAAGTGAAAGCCAATTGATATGTTCTAAAATCGATACCATCAAACAAAACTTGCTGATTTGGATTAAGTGCATATCCAGATCCTTTTAATAAAAGTCGAGCTGCAGGATTGTTTAATGCTTGAGTTACGGCTGAAACAACACGACCTACACCTAACGGAAGACTACTTGCAGCCGTTAATAAATCTGTTTGGCCATAACTAGCTGCATAAGTAAAATTTAGCGTGTCAGGCATATACAAAGAAATGGATTTGGTGCTTGTTTTTGTACGATTACTAAGGACCAAATTTAATTCTTTTGTGTAACTACCATCTTCAAGTTTTCCAAATGTACTTTTAAGAGCATCTGCACCTAAATCAAATACCTCTTGAGCTCCGCCACTTTCATAGGCTTCTTTTGTTTTTTCTGCTGCTTTTTGTATACCATCACCTGTTTTACCAACAGTTTCTATGACTTGATTTTTAAGCTCCACATATTTTATAGGATTAATCTCGTTAATCGCAAAATTAACCACATGACCTCTGGTGGCCGATTGCAAATCTCTTGGATATTGTAAATCTTGTCGACCAAATGGATTTTTATATAGTGAGCCCAATGGTCCGTTTGTGACAATTCCTGGTATAGATACACCACCGATAGATGTTGGGATGGTAATGAGAGCCATTTAAAATCTCTTTTAATGTGTTGAATATATATTATTTATGGCTTATTCCGGACGATTTACACCTCGAAATCCTCAAAAATACATTGGGGATTATAAAAATATCATTTACCGCTCTTCGTGGGAGTGCAAAATGATGGATTGGCTCGATAGAAATCCTAATATTATCTCTTGGGCTTCTGAAGAATTAATCATTCCTTACATCTCTCCTGTAGATGGCCGTTGGCACCGATACTTTCCTGACTTTCTTGTAAAGATGAGAGCTAAAGATGGTAAGTTAAAAACCATGTTACTTGAAGTAAAACCAAAGAAACAATCTCAGGCACCAGAACCACAGAAAAGAATTACTAAACGATATATCAATGAGGTTGCAACTTACGGAATAAATCAATCCAAATGGAAAGCCGCAACAGAATACTGTCTAGACCGTGGTTGGGAGTTTCAAGTAATCACGGAAGACCACTTGGGACTGTAACTAAATAATCTAATGGCATATACATCTAAACTCACGACCTTAGCGAAACAAAAAACGGCAGCGCAATTACAAACTGCCAGTCGTGATTCGTATCGTTGGTTAATGAAGAAGATTAGTGAATTAAACAATCCAACAAGCATCGCTTCGGTGATTGCTCGTGAAGATAGAGGCAACCGATTCATCAATGGTGGATTATACTATTTTTATTATGATCCAAAAGGCAAGGCTGATCTACCATACTATGATCGTTTTCCTTTGGTATTGGTATTAGAGATATACAAAGATGGTTTTTTAGGTCTGAACCTGCATTATTTGCCAATCCGTCAACGAATTGGTCTTTTGGATAACTTGATGGAATACGCTGACCTAGACAAGAACAAAGACATTCTGCGTATGCGTGTCACCTATGATATATTAAACGCCTCCAAGCGGTTTAAAGAGTTCAAACCGTGTCTTAAAAAGTATTTGTTCGGCCATGTCCAGTCAAAGATACTTGCCGTTCAGCCAAATGAGTGGGATATAGCGGCATTTTTGCCAATTCAGCAATTCAGAAAAGCTACCACATCAGAAGTGTGGCAAGATTCACTAGAAGAAATAAGGAAATAAAATGGCAGGTTCCATTAACGACTTCAAGGCAAGTTTTCAAAAAGATTTGGCCAGACCAAATAAATTTGATGTGAATATTCCTGTGCCTTTGACTTTAATACCTTATGTTAAAAATGCAAAAAATTTAGTTTATCGTTGTGAAAATGCCAATTTACCTGGTAGAAATTTTGCAACTCTAGAACAAAAAATAGGATCAAATCCTGTTGAAAAGTATCCATACTTGACAACATATAATGATTTAGATTTAACTTTTATAGTTGATGATGACATGAATCAAAAAGTGTTTTTTGATGCGTGGTTAAACTTTATCAATCCAACATATAATTACAACTTTAGATATAAAGGTGATTATTCAACCGCAATCACAATTAATCAATATGATGTTACAAATCAAATTTCATATTCTATTAATTTGTATGACGCTTATCCTGTTTCTATGAATCAGATGGACTTGGATTGGTCGGCAGATGGTTATCATAAGTTGAATGTTACTTTTGCATACACATACTACCAGAATAATTCGTTACAGGCTTATGGTATGCAATTGATTGATGCGGGACTTGGATTCTTTGCGGATTCCATTGGTGGTTTGGGTGGTAATGCCATCGGTGGTTTAGGTCAAGCAGCTAATGCTTTACCAAATGCTTTAGGTGGTGCTGTACCATTCAAAGATCCAGATCAACCTTTTAGTGCTTCTGGTGCTCGATCTTTTAACGAAATCACAGACGAATTTGATAGATAATTTTTTAATGGAGTGAAAATAAAATGGCTTTACCAAAACTTGATGTGCCAACATATGAAATTGTTTTACCTGTTTCTAAAACAAAAATAAAATTTAGACCGTTTCTAGTTAAAGAACAAAGAAACTTATTGATGGCGATTGAATCAAATGAATCGGCAACAATACAACAGAATGTAAAAGACATTCTTTATAACTGTACCTTGACAGAAGGTATTGATATTGAGAAATTGCCTATCATTGATGTAGAATTTTACTTCATCAATCTTCGTGCCAAATCAGTAGGTGAGATTGTTGAATCGAAATATAAATGCAACAATATGGTCGGCGACAAAGAATGTGGTAATGTTATGGAGACTGAAGTTGATTTGCAAAATATTGTTGTGCAGACGAATGATTCTGTTTCTCCAGAGATTCAACTGACACCACAGATTACAATTAAGTTAAAGTATCCAGAATTTGGCATCGTGCAAGATTCATTAAAGTATGATTCTATTGCAGAAACCACATTCAATATGATTTCTGAAAGTATCGAATACATTTATGATGGTGAACAATTCTATTATGGTACAGAAGCTGAACCAGGTGAAATGTTGGAGTTTGTAGAAGGTATGAACCAAGAACAATTTTCAAAGGTCGAAAACTTTTTTAATAATTTACCAAAACTGAAAAAAGAAATTGAAATTGATTGTAGTAAATGTGGTTATCATCATAAAATTGAAGTAGAAGGACTTGAAAGTTTTTTCGGTTAATATTTCGTCATGACAATTTAAAGAATTACTATAAGACTAACTTTTCTTTGATGCAGCACCATAAGTATAGTCTATCTGAACTTGAGAATATGATGCCTTGGGAAAGGGATATTTACGTTTCCATGTTGATTGCGTATATTGAAGAAGAAAATGCTAAAATACGGGAAAGACAAAAAAAATAGTAAATGGATTATCAACAGGCCGCAGATACTCGCAAAAAGGGTTTATTCTCCGCAATCACAGATAAATTGGTTGCTGGTCAAGGCATTGGTTCGTCTGTTGGTGGAGCCATATCCGAAAAAACTCAAGCAACAGTCAAAGGATTCAAAGAAAAGTTTGACATACTCAACATAGCTAAGACACTAACAGGTGGCAGTAATTTAGCTCCTGCATTATTGGGTAGAATGATGGGTAGAAAAAAAGAAGATATTGCTTATTTTGCCGGTGCCAAGAATAAGAAGATTGGTGGCCTCAGTTCCACAAAAACAAATGAGATGGCAGTTGAAGTTCTTGGTTTGATATATCGTGAGATGGTAAGAACCGAAGAACAAAGAAAAATAGATTTTGCTGATGTTGAAGCAGAAAAGAATAAAGAATTAGAAGCGGAAGATACCAGAAACAAACAGATTATTGCAGCATTAACTGGTAGAAAAAGACCAACCAAAAAGGTTAAGGTCGAAAAAAAGAAAAAAGAAACAAAAGAGAAAAAACCAAAGGCGGGAGCTCCTGCCATTTCAATTGGTAAAAAAGGTGTCGAAACAATTTCAAAATTGTCTCCTTTTAAAACTATACAGAAAGCAATAACAACAGTTGTCACACCATCAAGAGTTGCTGGTGGTGCTATTTTAGGTGCTGCTGGTATTTCGGCAGCAGCAGCAATATCGATTAAAGGTGAAACAGGTAAGACTGCTACATCAAAACAAGATATTTTAGATAAAGCAGGCCAAGTTGTACAGAATGATCCTAAACCCGGAGTTACATCATATGGAATTTTTGGTATGAATTCTGGATCAGGAACAGTTCAACAATTTCTTGCTGAAAATCCACAATTTGGAATAACAGCAAAGCCTGCTACACCAGAGTTTGACAAACAATGGAAAGAAGTTGCCAAACAAAAAGGTCCAGAATTTTTGGATGCTCAGTTAATGTGGCACGATAAACACATAGTACAACCATTAAGAAAAGAATTAACAAACAAACTGCCACGAGGTGTGCAACCAAACGAACAAGTATTGGCTTATATGGCTGATAGAAGAATTCAGTATGGAAGAGTACAAGAACAATCAGCACTACAATATGCTTCTGGTGCAAAAACACCAGCAGAGTGGATTGAAAAAATGACCGAGTATGATTTATCAAATCTTGGTACTGCTTTTTCTACTTATTTGAAAGAACATCCAGAGGCAAAAAAAGGTTTAATTAATCGCCTTGAAATGAGAAAAAGCATGGCACTTTCTGTTTCTCCCGATAACAACACAGGTAATCAAATAGAACAATCTTCAAAAGTTAATAAAGATGCCAAAGCTCAAGCCGATGCTTCAGCTATGCAACAAAAAAATGTAAATACCACTAATGTATCTTCTTCAAATCAATATGCTGAAAATGCAGAAAAGGAAGATGATAGAAGTGCATATGATAAAAAGGTTAAACAACGATGAATAATATGTCATATCAAGATGCCGCAAGAACGAGAAAGAAATCGTTCATATCAATGATTACCGAAAAATTGGTTGAAGGTAATAGTATTGGTTCATCGATAAAAGCCACCGTTTCTGAAAAATCTGCCGCCCGAGCAAAAGGATTTAAAGAAAAAATAGATCCAATGAACATCATTAAGTTTATGACTGGTGGATCTAAATTTGCCGCAGCTTTATATGGTAGTGCTAGAGGTAGAAGTAAAGAAGATATGAAATACTTTACCGGTACTCCAAGGTCAGCAAAAGAAGTAGGTGCATCATCAACTCGAATCGATTCATTAGAAACTGGTAATGAAATGGTATCTTTATTGATGAAAATTTATGAGTTTATGCGTACCACAAATGAAGAAGATAAAACGAGGAAACAAAAAGAAGCCAATTTCAAAGAAGAAATAGAATATGAAAGAGGATTAAGACACAAAGCTTTATTAGAAGCCTTGTCTGGTTTAAAACCAGGTAAAACGGTTACTGCAACTAAAGAAACTGATGATGGAGGCTTTGGTGGTATTTTCGCAGGATTAATTTCTTTTGTTAAAGGATTAATCTCCGATGCATTAAAAGGTGTAATGGCTATACTTAATGGCATTACAGAATTAATAGAAAAATCTTTAATTAAAATGTTGGGCCAAAAATTAATTTGGAGCATGATTATTAGAAGTGTTCCTCAAATTGCAATGTTGTGGGGAATATATGAATCGAAAAAATATTTAGATAAAATTCTTTATGCTGAAAGAATGAAAGATGAGGAAGGTAAATCTGCACAGAAAGCCTTTAAAGGAATACAAACCGATTTTAGTAAATCAAAACTCACTCAAGACGAAGCAAAAGCAATATTGGAACAAGATCCTGGTATTAGAAAAGACAGAGATATAGCATCTTTTGGTGGAATTGAAAGAGTTCAAGCAATAGCTGATGGAAAACCGGACCCAGGAGGTATAATTCCTAAGTCTAATGAAGAAATTAAACGAAAATTGAAGTTGGATGAAGAAATAAGAAAACTGAAATCAACTCCAATACCTACTTCACAAGCCGAAGCACAAGATTTGGAGAATGGTGCCAGTCAGCAACCTATGCCAGCACCTATGGTACCTGTAAATCAACAACCAGTGCCAGCGCCTATGGTACCTGCAAGTAATGTTTTGAATGAAAAAACAAAAGAAATGAATGATGTCAATTTACCTACACCAGCACCAGTTATGACATCTCAAACAACCAATACTACAAATGTTATGGCAGATAAAAAAATTGCACCGACAGGTCCTTTACCTTCTGTAAGAAATCAAGAACCTACTTTTGCCAATATGATATTATACAGCACAAGAGTTGTGTAATAACCAATAAAAAACCACACCGTATCTTTCGACAGAGGGTGTGGCCGTGTTATTACTATTTAAAAGAATTAATCTTCTTCAGCTAACTTGGCAAAATATGCCATGTCATCTTCATCTTCACCAAGACTAGGTTCAGCGCCGACTGCCTTCTTAGGCGCAGCAAACTCTTTTGCCTTTACTTGTTCTACGGTTGTGCGTGGTGCTTCACCATTCAAACCAAGAACCTTATCAAGGCGTTGCTTCAGAGCATCATACGACTTGAACTCTTTATCAGCAACTAACTCTTGTAGTGAGAAAGAATCTTTCCAGATTTGTTCTAACTTGCCATCATCATCAGATAATACAGATGGTGATTCGAATTCAGACTTATCATAGTTCTGATAGCCTTCAACCTTACGAATCTTCAACTTAAAGTTAGCACCCTTCCACATATCAAATGGATTGATTGCTTCTTCATCAGCGAACTGTGGGTTCATTGCTTCAGAAATCTTATCGAAAATCTTCTTGCCGAACTTAAACAATTTAATCTTGCCTTCGTTCTCAGGATGTTTAGGATCAGATACGATATAAACATTGGCGATGTAATTCAATTTACGCTTTTGCTTACGAACTACATCTTTGTTGGCTTCGATGCCAGAATTCCATAGTGTAGAATTGTGTTCACATACTGGACATTGTTGGTTCTTTGAGGTCAAACAGTTATCGATTAACCAACCACCAGGTCCTTGAAAACCGTGGGAGAAAATCTTGACCCATGGTAGACCATCGTCACCATCTTTTTCAGATGCTGGCAAGAAACGGATTGTTGCCATACCATTGCCTGATTTGTCTACTTCGGGACGCCAGAAATTATCTGACTTTTCTGAACCACCTTCTGAGGATGTATTGAGTGCCTCGATGGCCTTTGATAACTTATCCAGATTACCGGATTGTCTTTTTAGATTTGCAAAACTCATGATATTACCTTTCGTATTTACGGTGTATAAACGGAATATAAACTACTTTCAAATTACTTCTCATAATCAACTACTATATCATAATATTTAGGCTTTGTCAAGGCCTGAATTCTCACTTAATAATTGTTTACCGGTGGACATATGCCACTCATCCAAACGGACTTTAAATTCTTCATTGGTTAAATTATGCCAACCAATACAGTCACCGGTTGGACTACGGCCACAGCGACAAGGATTAATTACTTCTTTTAACATTTCTTTCATGTTTTCTCCTTAAACATACATCTTTAAAATACCAATGGTTGTCATAGCGTCTGTATGAAGAATACCAACACCACCTTCGGCTCGCCATTGGTCGATGTTCTGTGCCGTATCATCAATCAGTAATGAATTTGTATTTGAAAAGTTTCTTTTTAACCTTTTACCTGGTACCAAATTGATTGGGTAGTGTATGCCATGTTTATGCAACCAATCCGTCTTTTGTTTTGCAATAGGATCATGCCGCTTCTCTGATGATGTTGATGATAGTATCTCAACAGGAATACCGGTGCTATTCAGAAAATTTAATAGTGTCTGTGCATCTTGCATCATTGGTAGTTTTGCAAAGTGTTCGTTTGTAATGAAATGGTCAAAGAGTTTATAGAACTCCTTTTTCTCATCAGCATCTCTTGGTGACATTTTATACAACTCTTTGTAATGCCTATCAAAGTCGGCAATTACACCATCCATGTCTAAGTAAATTTTGGTAATCTTATGCATATTCTTTAATTTTTTCTTTCAGTATTGCTTTAAACTTCACTTTATCATAATTTAAGAAAGGTGTATATTTCTCACATTTCATTTTAAAATCAGGCCAGACAATATCATCATCGATCTTTTTATCCCACATCGGGAAGAACTTCATTATATCATTCAGTATACACAATGTTTCGAGTGAGACCTGTTTCAATTGTACCAGGTGCATTAACACCGGATATGAATTGGGTTTTACTTCCAGCATCTGATCAGGTGATCCACCATTTGATAACAGATACATTATATCATTCTCAAAGGTATAAGTCAAGCTCTGTTGAGTTTTTTGCCACTTTTTGTATACCTCTTCACCATCCACGTTAGCAAGCTCACCAACCCATTTATCACCTTCCAGAAAGTTGGCAATATAAAAATCTTTGAGCTCATCGAGATTGTATTTACGAGCGAGTTTATAGAATTGGTATTTGGATTTGTTTTTAAGGAATGTTGCAGTACTTACATTTGTTTTGCCATGATATTTAAAGTAATCATAACTCTTTGAGGTGAAATGTAACTTTAAAGAGTTATACATGGCAAACGCTGCATAACCTGAATTTTCTGTCATAACAAATTAAATAGGCAATTTAGAAGTCTTTTTCAGCATATTGTTTTCTTGGGCTTCTTCTTTGATTTTGGCTTTGAGTGCGGAAGAAATCAAGGTAGAAGCTACCTCAATTTCTAATCCAGTTTCCTTGCAATGTTGTAGTATGGCATCCATACGATTGCACCTCAACGTAATGCACAACTCCTCAATCATCATACTAAAATCTTTAATCTCATCTTTTGTTGGCATTAGAACTTGTTTTCTCTATAAAAAATATGGTTACCAATCTGTGTTACTCTGGTTAGTTTCCAACCAGGATTCACATAGTTTGCATGGAAATATAATGCGTTACTTTTATGGAGTATATCATGTGCGACAGAAGATGTCAAGGCTTTCTTTGCAACAATTACCGATTCTTCCCATTGATATGGATTTTTTAATTTACTCACAGTCATGCCTACCCAGCTAAACTGATACGTTTCACCAACCTTCTGCTTCACTACACCACATATGGTTGATGGGAATTTACCAGAATTTACACGGTTGATTGTGACCTGTGCGACTGCCAGTTTACCTTCAAATGGTTCACTCTTAGATTCATAATAAACATTTTCTGCTAGGCATTGCAACTCTTTATTGAAGTGTTGATTGACCTCGGCCGTTTCTATATTCTGAGCGTATGCTTGTGCTGCAGGTACTAACAGATTAATTGCAATCAATACCACTGAGGTTGTAATTAAAATTTTATTTGTTACTTGTTTTTTAGTGCTAAACATCTTTCTTCCTTTTTGATGTTCTGGCCACCAAACATCAGGCGGCCAGATTTCTCCAATTACGAATTCGTTTTCTTTGTAATTTTTACTTCAGGTTGTGGAGTGGTTTGAGAAACGAATTGATTGAGAGCTTCTGCTTTCTTTACAATTTCATCTTCTGTGGGAAATGGCGGTAGTGCCGGGAAATCAGGTGATGATGTGCCAGCAATTTTTGCTGCATCTACCTGTGTATGCCATTGCTGTTGTAGAGAATCATGTCTAGTGTGATAATCATCAGTTAGCATATCTTTGGCCATTTTTAAGAGTTCTAGCCGTATCTCGTATGGTGTCATACTCATTTACTTCTCCTTGTGTGTGTTTATGTGTATTACCAGCGGTTTGTGTGTTGCTGGTGTTTTATTTATGCAGAGTTAATCTACATTCTTGGGGTGTATACTAATCCAACATAAATGTCAAGCGGTTGCTGCAATTATCTTACAATGTGAAACTGGTAATTAACCGAACAGGTAAAATACCGTAAACAAAACGGTCAAACCGGCTGCAAGTACTATCAATGCACCTAATCTCTGTTCAATTTTTTCTTCCGAATAGTTTTCAAATTTATCGTGGCTCATTTTCTTCTTTCGTATTAGTGTTTGTACTATTAGTATTTATACTTATAGAATCACCACTTTTGGTCATTGTAGAATTTAATTGCCTTGACTAATCCTTCGATATGATCTTCTGTTTTTTCTTGGAATACCAATGGTTGTTCATCTTCTACCGCCATAATAATGACCAAGTTTTGTATAGGCGTGCCAATCATTTCTTCATACATCAAACTATACGCAGCCGTCTGCCAAAAATAATCTTCAATCTGTGCCTTGGTTTTAATCTTTTTGGATGTTTTGAAATCGATTACCGATAGTTGCCCATCAAATTCACCAATCACATCTACTCGGCCAGCCATACCCAATTGTTTTGACCATAATGCACACTCTTGGTAGTGGATGTTGTTGATGCGATTCAATAGTGGTTTGAGTGACAGGAACATCTCCAAGGCGTCTGGCATGACCAGACCTAGACCTTCATTGTTGAGATATCGTTCACACAAGGTATGCACATTGGTGCCTCTTCCTGTAGCCTTCTTTGAGATTGCATTGGCTACATCTTCACCTACTCTCTTACGCCATGCCATTATGGCATCTTTCTTTTGGGCACCAAGAACGGTAGTCACCGATGGTAGTTTAGTACCATCAGGTAGAGTATAGAACCTACCACTTGATAATGTTTCGGATTGTAAATCTTGGAGTGGTACTGGTGGGCAAAATGTAAATGTCATAGTAAATTATATCACAGGTAAATTAAAATGTCAAGAGTTATTCAGATTTATTTCTAGCTTCCACTTCCATAGGATTATTCCAATACCTATATCGGATATTATACCACAAGTACGTAATATAAAAACGAATAACACCCATTCTTTGATATTGTTCCCAATGCACCATTTCGTGGCGCTTGAGAAGTTCATCATTCATTCTTTCTTTTAGTATATAGATACCAAATGGAGGTAAAGCAATACCCGCATACCCAGTACGCACTAAAAATAACTTAATGAGGTGTTTAGCTTCCTTGATCATGTTAAATATCAAACCGCCTTTATGGGGTTGGTCAGTGTTATTGGAGTCCAAGTTGTATCACCGTTTTCGTCAGCAACAGATTGAACAAGACTTACCGGGTATCTTTTTAATATTTCGTTACTAATCTCAACTAGCGCAACTCTCGCGCTTGCCTCATCCGGATACTCTGTATGAGTTCCGTCAAGGGGGTTAAAAACTTGCATTGTTATTTTTTCCATTATGATACTGCTCCATAAACTCGTGAAGTGTCGCCAGAAACCCAAGTTACTGAACGTCCATTAAGTTGTACTGCTTGACCGCCAGCGCCGCCAAGACCAGCATTTCCGGCGCCCGCTTGAAGCGCTGCCCTACCGCCAGAGGCCCCCCAACCACCACCACCGCCGCCACAATAGTATTGATTGTTAGTTCCAAAACCATCGCCGCCGGCAGCATTGGCAGATCCGCCAGCACCCGCTTGAGCAGGGCGTCCAAAAGTCTCAATCCAAGCACCGCCAGCGCCGCCAGCGCCACCACCCACCCCGTTGCTAATAGCATTAAGTGTGGTAGTCCCTCCAACGCCGGGGAATATTCTACCGCCACCACCACCAGAGGAATCTCTAAAACTTGGGCCACTATCGCCACTAGTGCCAGCTGCTCCTATGCCGCCACCCCCTCCGCCAAGAAGACCACCTCCATTGCCGCCACCAGCGCCACCTCCACCACCACCAGCCCTTGATGGAACGGCGGCACAACCGCCGCCACCGCCACCGCCACCGCCAATATAAGCAGAACCGTTGGTGTTATTTATGGTGGTATTAAAGCCTAAAGATAAAGCGGGTCCACCAGCGCCAGCGTTTGTTTCTCTGGTTCCATCAGCACCTTGCCCCGCTATAAAACCTTGGTTTATTAAAGTTAAAGTATCACCAGATGTGCCCCCAGACAAGGCTAACCCCGGACCACCTGTTGTTGTTGAATAAAGCCAAACACCGGGGTTTACAATCACTGTTACATCGGTTATACCCGCAACATATCCACTAATTGTTGTTATGTTTAAACTTGCGTTTGGAACGCTACTTGTAAATGTAAAGCTTGCAGCAGGGCGGTTTGATGTGCCATAAAAATTAAATACACCAATTGCACCACTACTAGGAACCGCACCATTAGTTCCAGTTGTACCAGAAGGAACTAATCCACCACCAGCATAATATTCATTTAGTCCAATGGGATTAGTACCACCAAATTCGGTTTGAATATTATCAAATGTCAGTGGTCCTGAAGTTGGTAATGGCATATCAGTATTCCTTGTAATTTATCGTATATTTATATCAATAAAATTATTCAGAATCTTCAATTTTTAGTTTTGCTAATATGTATTCTTTAACCAAAGAAGAACGAACAATGTCATCCGCAGTAAATTCAATCTTGGTAAAAGCATTCATGTGCATGGCAATATCAAAGAATCTTAATATACCTGACATATCATTCTTGCGTTTATTTAAATCAGTCTGGCGATAATCACCACACCATAATATCTTTGACCTGTAACCTACTCGTGTCATTACAGTATCAATTTCTTCAAAGGTTAAGTTCTGCATCTCATCTACAAGAATAATGGCATCATCAAATGACATACCACGAATGAATGATGTAGAGATAAACTCAATGTGACCTTGTTCAGTTAATCGTTGATAAGCATCTTTACGACCAAAAAGTGTTTCACAAATTTGTTGATACGGTTGTTGAAAGATTTCCATCTTCTCAGATACATCACCTGGTAAATGGCCAATCTCTCTTGATTGTACGGCGGACCGAACAATAATAATCTTATTGAATGGATTGGATTTGTCTAGTACTTCTTCTAGTGCTTTGTATAAGGCACAGAATGTTTTACCTGTACCTGCAACACCATGTAATGCAACAAAGTAATCACCTTGTTTGTATGCATCAAAGAAAATCTTTTGATTCTCTGTTAACGGTTGAAATGTTTTTAAATCATCAATGCGGACTCTTAATGCGTTTGTCTGCTTGTTGTGTGGTTCTTTATCGTGTGTTGTTGTCACCTCAGGTAGAACTCTTTTTTTGGTTACCATCAAACTTCCTTTGTTGTTAGAAATCTTCTACCACTCCCTTGGTTTCTTTGTCTTATGACCAGACATTGTATTGCCAGGAATTGTTTCTTTCATTCTCTGGATTACACCAGATTCAAATGCTGCATGAGGTTGGCCAATGCCGGGAACCGACATACGAGTGCCATCACCAAAGATAGGAAGATTCTTTGCTGAGATGTATCGTTCTAAATGTGGATTGTCCAACTTGAATTGGTCATACAGAGTGTAACTCATCACATGAGTTTCGATTTCATCTGTATCTTTATTTAAGAATTCATATGCAGGCATTATGCGGCTTTCTTCATGATCATATCTGTTAACCATTTTGGTTCTGTCCTACTATTTATCTTACCTTTCCATGACCACATACGTTGTTTTTCATTAAAGTAATAGTTATGATACGACTGTAATGAATTACCTGGTACTTTGCAATAGTCTGGCATGGCAGGTGTAGGACCAGTAAATGGTTTATTTGGAATATTGGTAGGTAAGACACCAAGGTCTGGTATCAACCGAGCACACGCATGAACTTTACCATAACGATAGGTGAACTCACTCAATAGTTCACACCACATATTGTACAACCACAGATAGTTTTTGTCTGATTGGCGTACCCATATGGCGGATGGGTGGTTCATCATTGTAGGCTTCATGAGGCGTTCTTCACGACCATCAGGCAGTCGCCATGCCTTGATTGAACGGTTATTGGCAGAGAGTCTGCGGTATTCTTCACCGTCAAGTACACGATGTGTTGTGGAAAGTAATTGAGCATACTCGATAACCATTTTGCAAACGTGTTTGTCGAGGTGCATTTCAGCACAAATTTTGGGATCATTATCTAGATAAAAAATATTCATAACATTCTTATTAAACCAACAATATCAATTGTAGTAAGTAACAAATAGTTAGCCAGCATACCAAATGACTTACGAGTGAGTGCAGCCCACGCATACATGGCACAACCAAGAATCCAAATAGGATACAAAATCAAAAGAGGAGGAGTTGGAACAGTAGCGGCCATGGCAATGGCACAACCAATAGAGATTGCCCACGCCACACATTCTACAATAAAACGAACACGGCCGGATTTCCAATCATCATGAATCCAATTAAAACCCCTAAGGATTAAATCATTCATCATCAACAAAATCTAGGTGGCCATCAAAATGATAACCACAACCTCTTAAAAAGTTTTCAAATTCTTCTACCACATGAGGCAATAAATCAGCAGAAATCTCTGATGTATTTTTTGTTGGATTATTTAACAGGTTGTTTTCACAGATGAATGTAAACTTACTCATAGTTTAGGAATATCTTCTGCTGTGATTGCTGATTTTGGCGGCCGACCACGACCTTTGATTGCTTCAATACGATTAGCAATATCATCAGCCGATACTTGTTGCATAGCAAATTGCTTAAACAGTTCATATGAATCTTTTACTTTGTAGATTCTACCATCATTCAAAAACAAATGGCAACCACCTGATGAGAACGGAGCAATTTCACTTACCGTATCCAAATTCAAAATCACTTTACAATTCTTTTCTACTGAATCAACTTCGACAAATAATGCCATTTTACTCTCCTTTAGGTTCACGAACTTTTGTAAGCTTGGCCAATTTCTCGGACAACTCTGCTTCAATATATAGTTTCTTCCACATAGACTTTTGTTCACCTGTTTTGGTAGCCAGCAATCGTTTTGCGCTCTTACTCAATTTAAAATCTTTATTTGGTTTCATTTCTTATCACAATCATTAACACGGATTAAATATACAGCCTCAGAGGAGAAAGGACGAACAAAGTAACATTCTCCTTTTGTAGACCACACCAGATGGTGTTGAATACTACCTTCAACCACATTAATTACAGGAGGTTTACGAATCACATCAACCAAATTATAAATGGCAATGATTGATGAAACAAGTGCCAGTAGTAATATGAGATAGATAGTATTCTTACCTACCCATGCGTGGAATTTATCAAACATGTATTACTCCATTAATATACAATAGATACATTATAACACCAATTACAAATACTGTCAAGAATATTGTGGTGAATGTTTTGGATCTTTCACGGTAATATTCCACTTCTAACTCCAACATATCTCGCTGGCCAAGTAACATAGGTTGGCAATCTTCTTCACCACCCATCATCTCAATCGTTTTCTTGGCATTGGCCAATCGTTGTTTGGCTTCGTAGAGGTAGTAATGTGGTATCATATTAGTCCCAAAGTGCTTGGTAATATTTACCAAATAAACGAAAACCATTACGCTTACGATTTTGATGTGCGTCTAAACCTTCACGGTCAACTTTAAGTTTACTTATATATTGACCAGCTTCATTCCATGGAAATTTTTCATCACCACATTCAGAATGGTCAAAGAATTGGCTTTCATCGTCATCTTTGTTTGTTTGTTCAAATGCCCAAATCATTTCATCAAGTATCCAATCCCAGCGCTTGAAGTGTAAACTATCGGTGTCCCATTCATTCTCTTTTGGTTCAGCATTGGTACTTCTCAATTCTTCGGGTACATCTTCATCTTCGGTAAACGGTGCACCGTGTTTGGTTTCTTTTAACTGAATTAACATTGGATGAATGATGTAAGCCAAGGTGTGATCCATTGACCATGTATCGTATCGGTCAATCTTAACATAACGAATGGTTGGATTGATTCTCTCACGAACCCACTTTAATGCATTGCAGAATGGTTC